GTACTAGATTTTAACGACGGTAAAGTATATAAGTATGACATAAGCGTGTTATGTAATGATTTAAACAAGTGGAACCCAGACACAGAGTCTTGTGAAGCTTTTTTATACGGAGCAGGACACAAGCTTGCTAACTGCGAGTGGATGGTTACGTCTGAAGACAATATTATCGAAAAATAGTGAATCCGAAGTGGTCAGTGTGCTTGACACTGAATAAAACAAGCGCGGCAACTAGATACTGGAGTAGGCAAACACTACATAGTAAGTTAACTGAAGGTATTACTGACGGGTATGAGGTTCGATTCCTCACTAGTTACAAAGCGGCAGACCGGTATGCTGCTCCCTTACGGGAAACCTGTGCTACAAAGCATCAAGCCTTTTAGGTTGAAAACAAGTAAGGGAATATGGGCGTGATAAGGTATTGACCGGAAATCGGTAACAGTAAGAGCAACCGCGGCGTAAGCAAAGGTAGTCTCTGAATCTAACCGCAACCCGGTAACGCAGGTTCGATTCCTGCCACGTCCACTAACTTTAAATTAAATAAAATGGAGATAACTCAAGAACAATTTCAATCGTACTTAGATGTACAAGAGTCAGGCGTAACAAATATGTTTGATGTAAGAACAGTATCAAGTATCAGTGGACTAGATAAAGATCAGTGCATTGCTATTATGAAAGATTACAGTGAACTGTATAGAAAATACAATATGAATACGAACGTAGAAGGATAATAATATTATGAAAACATTATATGAAATGCTCAAGACAGAGCTTAAAACAGAATTAGACAAAAGCGCTAAACAATATAATAGCGCTGAAAGACTTAAGTACACACTTATGTCAAAAGTGCTTTGGCACGAACTAACTGTAGGTGACGTTAACGACGTTCTTACTTATACTAACCTATCTTCATACAAGATGTCAGCTTACGACTTTATGTATGGTGATAATATACTAATAAAAGATGAGCAATAATAAAAACACATTGCCATCTTGGTTTGAAGGAACTAAGTATAAAAATGGTGAAACAATAACAAACCCTTTTAGTGGTGAGCAATATGAACTTACAGCTGAACAACTAAGTGTATATGATTTTATTATGGGCACACAAATAGTTATAGAAACAATGGGTACAACAGTAAACAATAAAATTATTAACGACTTTCATAAAGGTTTAGACTGGTTCAGAGAAACAGACGCTAAAGGCTATATGAAACTATTAGACTAAGAAGATGACGACAGAGAAATTTAACAAACTAATCCAAGATCTAGATATACTAGCAAGAACTACAATGAACCATAAAGGTCCAGAGTATACTAACGGTAATACCGATGTGCTACATAACTTTAAGTCTACAGCCCAAAAGGCAGGTGTAGATCCTTTAACAGTGTGGTATATATTTTTCGACAAACAATGTAGCTCAGTTGCAGCGCATGTTAAGACTGACAACCTTACACAAGCAGAGCCAATTGAAACAAGGTTTGCTGATATAATTAATTACTGTAGGCTAGGTCTAGCTCTATTTAACGAAAGAAAAGATGGCAACTAGAAACTTAACAATGATCGTAGACCGCATGCACGCAGAAGAAAGCGAATTAGGCTTTGCTGAAAACCCAACCGTATTCAGTGACAATAGCCGCGTAAATATGTACTTACATCATGATGGTTACCCTGAATGGCAAGGCGTACAAATAGCTAACTGGCTACAAGCTAATGCTATACACAGCGGCCCTCGTCTCGCAGCTAAGTTTGTACACGATCATTACTATGACAGTTGCTACTTATATGAAAGCCCTGACTGTGTAGATCATGAGTATACTTATATTATATGGACAGGTAAAAAAGATGTGTGGGTAAGTTGTTATAATAACTACGAAAGTAAAAACGTCTTTGTACTTCCTCCTCATAAAATTATATCTAAGTATATGACAGATATGGAGTATACTGATTTTACTAATGGAGAGATAAGATGTGAGACAACTATGAACAACTCAGCTAGAACAATACTAGACTTATTACAATCTTAATACGAACAACCACGGATAATAAATATATGACTGAAGATGAATTAAACACGCTAGCCGATAAAGTATTAGACATACTAATAGAAAAATCAGCAAGCCCTAAATGGCATCAATATAACTCACCTATGACAGTAGGCGAACTAATATCAGGACAGTTGCCCTTTAAAGAATCAGAAGAAGAGCACTTAGTCGGTGAAATGGCTAGGCTCACAACGTTACTGCATATGTACGAAACAGCTGAAGAGTATATGAAAGCAGCAATAATAAAAAGAAAATTAGATATAGTAAACAATAAATTAGATAACCTATGACAAAACCAATGTTAGCACACAAGTTCGATGACAACAGAGTAGACTGGTCTCAACCTGTGTATATACAACCTAAATTAGACGGCGTTCGCTGTGTAATAAAACGAGTGTCAGACTTTCCTGGCCAAGAATACTTAGCTTCGTTCAGCGTAAAAGCATACTCAAGAACAGGCAAAGAGTTTAAAAATATAAAACATATATTAGAAAGCTTAAAACCGTTTTTCTTCAAAAACCCTGATGTAATACTCGACGGCGAATTATATAATCATAAACTAAAACGCGACTTCGAAAAAATTATATCACTAGTAAGAAAACAAAAACCTACTAATGAAGACAGAATTAATGCTCAGCATCTTATACAGTTTCACTGCTACGATTATATATCAGCTCCAGTTTATGACAGCTATAAAACCCGTATGCAAAACTTAGTAACATCAAATATATATGATGCTCAAATAAAATATGTACCCGCAAAACTTGTAGATAGCTATAGTTACGCTAGAAAACTACACAAAGAATATCTTGATGCGGGTTACGAAGGCTCAATCATTAGACTAGACGGCTTATACAAGCACGGTAGATCTTATGACTTAATGAAATTCAAAGACTTCAGCGATACTGAAGCAACCATCATAGGTTATGAAACAGGTAAAGGCAAAAGGACAGGTACGCTTGGCAAATTCATAATGCAAGATGACGAAGGTAACGAGTTCGGTTGTCCACCCGGTAAAGGCTATACCTACAAGGATCTTGCTAATATGCTTAACAATGTAGGTGACTATATTGGCCAGCGTGCTACCTTTACCTATTTTCAACGAACACAAGCAGGTTCATATAGACACCCGCTATTTAAAACAATTAGAAATTATGAATAAACTATTTAAGATATTAGCTTTTTTTATTACGTTTTTTATCGGTGTATTTGCAACAATGTATTTTTGCTATACACGTCCGCTAGACGAAAGTATACTAATAGTTAATAGACAATTAAATTGGCCTGAACAAGAATGCTACAGTCAGTCTGATTTAGAATTAATTATTTACGGAGAAGTAAAATGAGTAAATTAATATGGCAATTATATAATGAAAACCTAATATCTATGGACGTAGCAACTATATTATTAGATAAACATTATAATAGACTAGAAAACAAAAGATATAAATGAATATATTTTATTTAGATAAAGATCCTTACAAAGCTGCAGAGTTACAATATAATAAACATGTTGTTAAGATGATATTAGAGTCAGCTCAAATGCTTTGTACTGCTCATCATTGTTATGGTGATAAAGATCAAGTAGAAAATGTACCATATAAACAGGCTCATTTAAATCACCCATCAACAGTATGGACTAGACGTTCAAGATCTACATACATGTGGTTATATAATCACATGATAGCTCTAGGTGATGAATATACAAAGAGATATGGTAAGACACATTTAAGTATAATTAAATGTAAAGACTTTTTAGCTAAACCTCCTGTGCATATACAAGGTGATGATTTTATACAACCTCCACAAGCTATGCCAGATGAATATAAAGATGAATGTAGTGTAAAAGCATATTGGAAATATTACATAGGCGAAAAAGGAAACATTGCAAACCCTAAAACAGAAAAATTATATGAGCAACAACCTTAAGATTAGAATAAAGAAAAATAATAATATTATTTTTTTTACCTTAAAACCACAAAACGTGACAAAAGGTATTAAGAATAAATAAGTAACAGGCAAATGTCACAAGATAGAAATATAAAATGGCTAAATGATAGACGCATCGTATATAGGCAAGATCCTATATCTGATGTACCTACTATTGAAACCAAACAATATAAATACTACGCTGACGGTACGTACCAATGTTATCACTTGTTTAACAGCAAAGCTAAGATAACAACATACAGATCGTTAAAGTGGCACATGCTTGTATTATACTATCTTAACATGGATAATATAATAAACTCTGATTTTATAAGTTTAGCTAGATTTATAGCTGATAAAGAAAATAATTTTGTTACATTCTTTATTAAAAATAAACTACTAGAAACTATGATTCAAGATGTGTTAATGCAAGGTGGTGATCCACCTGCAAACAAGCTACGTAAAGTAGTATTTAAACCCTACTCAGGTTTAGACTTGAGTGGTAAGTTAAAAATAGTAGGTAAATTAATAGGCAGATCATCACGTGTTGATGAAGAGGCTATATACCAAACGATGTTAGATTTAAATGAGTTTGGTAAGAAAATTACAATTAGTAGAATAGCAGATATGTTATACTGCTCACCAAGAACTATACATAGAAATATGTGTAAAACTTTAAAACAAGAAAAAAAACAATTAAATGAAAAGTTATAATATAAGGAACTATGTTATTTATAAGAAGCAAGTACAGGAATTGATATGGGCTCTACCTAAATTCAAAGAATATAAAGAGCTTAGTAGAACTCAATTAATAACTCAATTCTTGCCTTTATCAGAAAACATAGCTAGAAAATTTTCAACTAGCCAACAAGCTTCAGGTGTCATGACTATAATGGACTTGATACAAGAAGGTAATGCTGGTTTGACAAAAGCAGTTGACAGAATAGACTGGGAACTATTTGATCAATCTGAAGATAAAGAAAAAACAATGAAATCTTTTTTATCTAAACGTATAAGAGGAGCAATACGTAGAGCAATAGATATTAATCGTGGTGACATGAGAATACCTGAACACAAGCTTAATGAAATACGTAAGAACTTTGGTAAAGATAAAAAGATGGTTGCAATGTTTTTTAATAGTATATTTTTAAGTATAGATGAAAAACCCAAAAACAATACAGAGGAAGATATGGTAATGCAAATACCAGATAAATCAGAACCATATAACATGCATTTACTCAATGCTTATTTAGATAGTTTGTTAAAGAAAAATCTAAATGAAAAAGAGTATAACGTGTTAGTTATGAGTTATGGTTTAAATTGTGATAAACAGTCTGCAAATCAAATAGCACAAAAACTAGGTATAGAAGGTAGTAGTGCTTATGTAAGGGTTTCACAGCTAAAAAAGTCAGCTGTAGAAAAACTAATAGAAAACGTAGACCACTCGCAAGTGCTTGATTACCTGTAGCTTACACGAGTGAACCATTGTAAAACAATGTTTTAATGTGTAATTATATATATAGACTAAAATCAAATTTAATATGAATCTAAACGAAAAACTGGCTCAAATCCAGACAAGATTTAAATCGAAAAAAAGTAGATTTAATTCCTTCGGTAAGTACAATTACAGGTCTGCCGAAGACATTCTCGAAGCAACCAAGCCTTTCTTAGTAGAGTTAGGTGTCACGGTAACAATCCAAGAAGAATTTATTGATAACCCTGTTGTTCCAATGATGGAGTCAACAGCTGTGCTTAGCGATGGCGAAAATGCTATACACGCGAAAGCTATTGTAGGTATTGACTTAAACCAAAAAGGTATGAACGTACCTCAGCAGTTTGGCTCAGCATCTTCATATGCTAAAAAGTATGCGTTAGGTAATTTATTCTTAATAGATGATACTGCAGACAGCGATGCTACTAATACACACGGTAACCCTAGCATAACAAAACAACAATTAGCTCAAGCTAAGGATTATGTTGCGGCTGGAGGTAAACTGGATGCTATCAAGAAGAAGTATAAATTAACTCCTACACAAGAAAAGGAATTAACAACACTATAACATGAAAAATAAAAAAGAAGTATTAGAAAGGCTACGTAATGATGAAGATTACTACGGAGACTTTGGTAATCAATATTTATCTAACTCACACGTTGGTAAATTATTGAATGACCCATTAAATGCTTTTAAACCTAGCAAGCCATCTCCTGCATTTTTAATAGGTGGATATTTTCACACTTGTATACTCGAACCAGACAAGATACATAAGTATAAAGTCGTTGAGTCTTCAACTAGAAATACCAAAGCCTATAAAGATGTATCAGGTGGCGAGTTATGTCTGTTACAAAAAGAAGTTGACACTATAGAATTAATGAAAGAAAAAGTAATGCAAAATGATATATGCAAAGATCTTATTACTCTTGGCGATGTCGAATATGAAAAACCAATGGTTGAAAAAATGTTCGGTAATATGTGGAAAGGTAAGGCAGATATTGTTAATCATGACGAAAAACTAATCATTGATTTGAAAACTACAGCTGATATAAACAAATTCAACTGGTCAGCATCTAAATATAATTACGACTCACAAGCTTACATATACAGTAAGTTGTTTGGCTATGAGTTTTTATTTATAGTAATAGACAAGACGACTCATCAAATAGGTTTGTTTGACTGTTCACCAGAGTTCTATCAACGCGGTGAAGATAAGGTACGTAAAGCAAGTGAAGCTTATGACTTGTTTTACAAGGCCAAGGACTTTGATCCTAAACAGTATTTCATAAGTAAAACACTTTAATATAATAAATATGGCAAGATCAAGAAAAAATCAAACTAAAGTTTGTAGCGTAACAGGATTAGAAACTAGTGTAAACAACTTTTATGCTAATCAAACGCATGTAAAAGCCGTAGATAACCTACGCAGAACGACAGGTGCTACTAAAGAGCAAATGTCAAGAATGTTTAATCAAATTAATCAATACGCATAATATGGCAAGTATAATAGCAACTAGTATTGACCTTACTAAAATACCTAAAGATAAAATTATCAATGGTAAAAAAGGTAAATACCTACCAATTACTGTTACATTAAATGATGAATTAGATCAGTTCGGAAATAATGGTCCAGTTGTAGTACAGCAGACCAAAGAAGAACGTGAGGCTAAAACAGAAAAAGTTTACTTAGGTAATGTAAAAGTAGTTTGGACTAATGATCAAAATGTTGGTGTAGCCCCGAAAGACGGTCAACCAACTCCGGTAGCAGCTCCGGTTCCAGCTGCAGCAGATGACGATTTACCATTTTAAATTAAATTAAATAATGCAAGTAGAAAACAGAGAGATTAATGGATTTTTGATTGACGATTTCAATCAACATAAGCTTGACGTGGGTAAGACACAGGGGATATGTCCTCTGTGTTCTCACGACAGGAAACCTAAGAATCAGAAGCTTAAATGTGCTTCTTATGACTGGGAACGTGGTCTCGGTACTTGCCACAACTGTAATTCAACTTTTCAACTACACACTTACGAACGTAAGGGAGCTAGCGAGCGTGAATACGTTAGACCTGTAGCACAACAACAGGTTGCTCCTAGTAGTAAAGTTGTGGAATGGTTTAAGTCTAGAGGAATATCTCAGAGTACTTTGGAAGCATTAAATGTTACCGAAGGCTCTGAGTATATGCCTCAAACTGGTAAAACTGAGAATACAATTAAGTTCAATTACTACATGGGTAATCAACTTATAAATATTAAATACCGTGATGGACGTAAAAACTTTAAACTATATAAAGGTGCTGAAAAAGTATTCTACAATATAAACAGCATTGTAGGACATGACACATGCGTTATAGTTGAAGGTGAAATAGACGTGTTATCACTTCATGAGGCAAATGTGCCTAATGTAATATCCGTACCAAACGGAGCAACATTAAATCATAACAACTTAGATTATCTAGATAATTGTATAGATTATTTTGAAGATAAAACTAAAATAATTCTAGCGGTAGATGCAGACGAACCTGGTAATATGCTTAAACACGAGTTTATACGTAGGCTTGGTGCAGAGAACTGTTATATAGTAGATTTTGCAGACTGTAAAGATGCTAATGAATACTTAATCAAGCATGGTAAAGAAGCTTTATCAAATGCTATACACAGCTCGCAGCAAGTACCACTAGAAAATGTATCAACTCTTAAAACTGTAGAAAATGAGCTTAAAGACTTTGTTAAAAATGGTTTCAAACCAGGGTTTCAAGTCGGATTACAAAACTTCGACAAGATATTCAGTACCTACACTGGTCAGTTTATTACTGTTACTGGTATACCTAGTAGCGGTAAGTCTGACTTTGTTGATCAAATGGTCGTAGGTTATAACCAAAACTATGGTTGGAAAACTGCCTTTGCAAGTCCTGAAAATCAACCGATATATTTACACGCACACAAGCTTATGCGTAAGACTTGGGGCGACATGCCTAGTCGTGGAGATATAGGTGGTGAAAAATGGAAAAAAGTTGCTGATCACGTAAATGATAATTACTTTTTTATCGATATGGATAAATATAGTTTAGAATCAGTATTACGTAAAGGCGCTGAGCTTGTTAAACGCAAGGGTATTAAATGCTTGGTAATTGATCCTTATAATAAGGTTAGAGATACAAATGCTGTATCAGATGATGTTAACAGATATACTATGGATTATCTATCAAAGATAGAATCGTTCTGTAAAAAGTATGACGTTCTAACGTTTATTGTTGCGCATCCAACTAAGATGATGAGAGATCAAAATGGTAAAATTGCAGAACCTACAATGTATAACATTAAAGGTGGTGGTGAGTGGTACGATGCTAGTTATCACGGCTTATTAGTTCACAGAGATTATGAGGCTAAAAATACTAAAGTCAAAGTATTAAAAGTTAAGTTTCAAAACCTAGGTGAAAACGGCGGTGAATCATTTTTTACATGGGAACCAAAGTCTGGTTCTTTTATACCACAAATAACAGATACAGTCAAAGACGATGGCCTTCCGTGGGAGTAAAAAGAAAGGAGCTGGTATGGGGCTTTATGTTCCAACAAAAGAAGAAGAAATAGCCTATAGATGGTGTGTAAGAAATAATATAAAAATATCACCGTGGGCAAGAGATCTTCAATCTTGGTACATAAGTGTTATTATCGGTAACGGTAAAAACAACGTAAGTCCTCAGTATTACGAAAGAGTAGAGATATGGGAGAAGATGTATGAATTTTATAAATACTATTATAATAAATATGAGAAAAAGATTTAAAAACGCTAATGAAGCTTATGAAGCTGTTCTTGATGAAATTATACAAAAGGGTATAGACTTTGACAATACAAAAGCTATATTTAATTGTGGGTTTTATATAGATAATCCTAGTCAAAAGCATATTACAAATGCTCAAAGAGACTGGAGTCAAAAATACGCAGCAGCAGAATGGGCTTGGTATTTGTTCGGTGATCCTAGTATAGACAAGCTAGGTGACTTGTACGGTAAAATACCTCCAATATGGGAAAAGATGGCTGATAGCAAAAGAAATGTAAATAGTAATTATGGTTATCAATGGCAACGTAACAATCAAATAGATTATGTTGTTGCTAAGCTAAGAGATAACCCAAACACTAGACATGCGGCAATAAGTATATATGACTGTAAAGAGCACGATAAATATCACAATGATACACCTTGTACTTATGCAGTTCAATTTACAATAATTAATAATAAACTATGTATGTCAGTTTACATGCGTTCTAATGACATCTGGTACGGTTTCTGTAACGATCAATATCAATTTGCATCATTACAGGAAATGATTGCAGACAGACTGTCTATTGAGACCGGATGGTATTATCATCACGCGCACAACATGCATTTATACAATAATAAACTATGACATATTATTTATATCATATTCCTGGTAAAAAAATAGGTGTTACCTGTGATCTTAATAACCGGGTCACAAAGCAACAAGGTTACGCCCCTGATGAATATGAAATATTAGAACACTCAGAAGATATAGATTTTATATCATCTTTAGAGCTTGAGTTGCAAAGAGAATATGGTTACCGTGTAGACATGGTACCTTATAAAAACCTTAAACCAAAAAATAAAATGAAAATAAATATAACTGAACAAACCACAACGTTCCCAGTGCCCGTTAATAAACTAAAGGGTAGACTGATGGATAACATTGGTATGACTTGGGAAACCGAGCACGGTAGTTGTATAATAACTGCTAAGTCCATAAATTGGATTATGGAAAACGTTAAAACATCTATGTATAATAATGATAGATCATATGTATACAATAAAGCTTTTGCTAGATGGTTTGACAACAACAATGCTTACGAAACAAAAACAGGCGGTTTAGCACCTACAGGTCCAAGATCAATGGATGCTTATTCTCCTCAGAAAAAATACAGTCACCAACGAACATTAAAAATGTTTGATGATATAAGAGACTGGGCTAAAACTAGAGGATTATACGATAAAGGAAACTCACATACACAGTACGTTAAGCTACAAGAAGAGGCTGGAGAACTAGCTAAAGCATTACTAGATAACGATGGTATAGAAATCTTAGATGCTATTGGTGATATAGTTGTTGTATTAACAAACCTAGCACATCTAGAAGGCTTTACAATCGAACAGTGTATTGAATCAGCTTATGACGAGATAAGTGATCGTACAGGTAAAATGATTAACGGAACGTTTGTTAAAGATGCAAATTAAAACTACCGATAAGATAGTACAACAAGTACTAAGGAAGATGGACGAACGTAGTCTTGTGGGTCAAAAGAAATACGGCTCAACAATGCAAGATGAAATAGATACAGGTAAAAAAGACTTACACGCTTTTTTAACTGATGTTCAAGAAGAGATCATGGATGCTTTGCTATACATACAAGCAGCTAAACACTGCTTACAACAAGAAGTAGAAGAGTCTATGCTCAAACAAATCAATGTTGATGATGAGGAAGAACTATAAAAGAAAAAAAGGGAAAGGTCCTGTCAGGAGTAAAAAAACTACTCTTGACGGGATAACCTTTGCTTCTGGTTTAGAAAAATATATGTATCAAGCTCTTAAAAAAGCTAAGATACACGCGTTATACGAAGGTCAAACCTTTGAGCTTGTAGAATCATTTGACTTTCCGTTTGAATCATACGAAAGATGTGGTAATGGAAAAGGAGAATATAAGAACAGAGGTAATAAGAAGATATTAAACATGAAATACACGCCGGATTTTGTGGGTAAGGGTTGGATTATAGAGTGTAAAGGTAGAGCTAACGAATCATTTCCATTACGTTGGAAAATATTTAAAAAGCTTATCGCCGAAAGAAGATTAGGCCCCTTTACATTATACAAACCACAAAACCACAAAGAGTGTGACAAAACTGTAGAATTAATATTAAAACAAAATGGCTAAAGTAATAACAAGTATTTATAAAAAGGTCACTAAAAAAAGACCAGGTGTTCATGCTAAAACTAAAACATCTAGAAGTAAGGGTAGTAAAAATTATGTTAAATTATATAAAGGACAAGGAAGATGAAATCATGGGAAATTAATATTGGCTTAGTGCCAGGCATATTGTTTGGTATCAGACATTATGAAAACGTACAAGATGAAAAAGTAGATTATGTATTATACTTAGGCTGCTTTGATATTTGTTACACAACATACTATTAAAAAATGGGACTATTTGATGAAAGAATACCGTACAAACCTTTTGAGTACCCTGAGTATTATACTGAGGGTTGGTTAAAACAAGCTCAAGCATTTTGGTTACACACTGAAATACCTATGTCAGGTGACGTGAAAGACTGGAATGAACAATTAACAAAGTCTGAAAAAAACCTAGTGGGTAATATACTGCTGGGTTTTGCTCAGACTGAATGTGCAGTAAGTGATTATTGGACACAAAAAGTTGTAGCGTGGTTTCCAAAACACGAGATACAACAAATGGCTATGATGTTTGGTTCGCAAGAAACAATACATGCTGTAGCTTATAGTTATTTAAATGAAACTTTAGGTTTAGAAAACTTTGAGGCTTTTTTACAAGATGAAGCAACTATGGAACGCTTTGACAACCTTGTAGGTTACGAAGGAAATGATAAAAAAGAAATAGCTAAAAGTTTAGCTGTGTTTTCTGCGTTTGCAGAAGGTGTTTCTTTGTATTCTGCTTTTGCAGTATTGTACTCGTTTCAATTACGTAACTTACTCAAAGGTATTGGACAACAAATGAAATGGTCTGTAAGAGATGAATCTTTACACAGTAAAATGGGTTGTCAGTTATTTAGACATATGTGTGAAGAGGATAAAGACCTTTTGTCAGAGTGTGAAGACTCAATAAAAGATGCTGCTAAAGCTATGCATGATGCTGAAATGAAATATATAGATAAGATGTTTGAAATGGGTGATATAGAAAACCTAAAAGCAGAAGATCTTAAAAACTTTATAAAGAAAAGACTTAACGAAAAGTTAGTTGAATTAGGTTATAAAGGTATATTTAAATATGATGAAGCATCATCTGAAAATCTAGACTGGTTCTATCATTTAACTGGAGGACATACTCATACAGATTTCTTTGCAATAAGATCTACTGATTACAGTAAGGCAAATGAAGGTGAAGATTTTGAAGACGTTTGGTAATGGGTTGGAAATGGAGATTAAAAAAGTTTTTAGTTGAAAGAAAACAAAAGCTTAACGCAATGGAAAGAATGGCTACCCGTATTGGATATATGGGTGCCGGCTTTCTCGTTGCTGGACAATGGACTTTAGAACCAAAGTTGTTTATAATAGGTTTTATCTGTGTTATAATACAGGTATCATTTCGTAAACAATGGAATTTAGTAGCTTTAAACTTTAATGGTTTAGTAGCTTGGGTTAAACATTTAATAACAAATATATAATATGTGGAGTAACAGATGGAAGAAAGGCATAGACTATCCTGACTGGGCTGAGTCTGATGTTTATAAAAAAACAATACAAGGTGGTTATTTACTATATGATGAAACACCTAAAGAAGCTTATCAACGTGTAGCTAAAACAGTTGCAATGAGATTAGAACGTCCAGAGATGGCTGAAACATTTTTTGATTACATTTGGAAAGGCTGGTTGTGTCTAGCGTCTCCTGTGTTGTCTAATACTGGTACTGATCGAGGTTTACCGATTAGTTGCTTTGGTATCGATGTTGCAGATAGTATAATTGATATAGGACAGAAAAATTTAGAGATGATGCTACTCGCTAAACACGGCGGTGGAGTTGGTATCGGTGTAAATCAAATTAGACCCGCCGGAGCTAAAATAACAGGTAATGGAACAAGTGATGGCGTTGTGCCTTTTTGTAAAATATACGACTCAACTATACTTGCCACTAATCAAGGATCTGTCAGACGAGGAGCTGCATCGGTTAATATTAACATTGAACACTCCGATTTTGAAGAGTGGCTCGAAATACGTGAACCCAAAGGAGACATCAACCGTCAATCGCTCAACCTGCATCAATGTGCTGTTGTCGGCGATAAGTTCATGCGAAAGCTTAGAGACGGAGATAAAGTTGCTAGAAGACGTTGGGGAAAACTACTTCAAAAGCGTAAAGCTACTGGAGAACCATATATCCTTTTTAAGGGAAATACAAATAAGAATAACCCCGCTGCATACAAAGATAACGCGTTAAAAGTTCACATGACAAACATCTGTAGTGAAATAACACTACACACAGATGAGAACCATAGCTTTGTATGTTGTTTATCTAGTTTAAATTTATCTAAATATAAAGAGTGGAAAAACAGTAATCTTATATATGATAGTATATGGTTTTTGGATGGGGTTTTAGAAGAGTTTATACAGAAAGCTAAAAATAGAAGAGGATTTGAAAACGCTATTCGATCTGCTGAAAAGGGTAGAGCGTTAGGACTAGGTGTAGTCGGATGGCATACTTATTTACAACAAAAGGGTTTACCTTTTGAAGGATTATTATCACAATATGAAACAAGAAGAATATTTTCACAAATCAAAATTGAATCAGAAAGAGCGTCTATGGCTTTGGCTGAAACGTTCGGTGAACCACTTTGGTGCGTTGGCACGGGATTTAGGAACACACATCTCAGAGCTATTGCTCCTACTGTTAGTAATAGTAAGTTATCTGGGAATATTAGTCCTGGAATCGAGCCTTGGGCTGCTAATGTTTTTACAGACCAGTCTGCTAAAGGTACGTTCATACGTAAGAACCCTACGTTAGAAAAAGTATTAAACGATAACAACTTAAACAACAAAAAAATATGGGATCAAATATTGAAAGACGGAGGATCAATACAAGGCGTCAAAGCATTAGAGAAAATTACATTGGGAGATCACGACATACCAATCAAAGAGGTTTTCAAAACCTTCAAGGAAATAAATCAACTAGATTTAATTAATCAAGCTGGTATACGACAACAGTATATAGATCAGAGTGTTAGTTTGAATTTAGCATTTCCATCTGAGGCAGAACCTAAGTTTATAAACAAGGTTCATTTAGATGCTTGGAAGAAAGGTATAAAAACCTTATATTACATGAGGACAGAATCAGTCCTTCGTGGAGACATCGCGGCTAATGCAACCGATGAAGGCTGCATGAGCTGTGATGGATAATTTAGTTTGTTTGTTTGTTAAAGAAGGGGAGATCGTGATTGATCTCCCTTTTTTTTATGTAGTTGTAAATGGATTAGCTGGAGTTCCGTTAGTAATTACAGTACCAGAAATAAGCCACTTACTTGAGGTTATACATGTTAGTTTTATTCGAGTACCTACAACACCAGTTGTTGTTCCGTTAAAACTAATAGCGCTATAGTTGTTAGAATCTTGAGCGCTATAACCTTTCAAGGCAGTACCATCTAAAGCGTTAACACTACCAACAAATTCTTGACTTGAAGTATTGTGACAAACAATTTTATGTACACCACCAGAAGGATTTGTTCCTATAACAAATTCAATTTCCATACCAATAGCTGCGTTCCCAGCACTGTCTGGCAAAGTTGTAACACTTGGTGTTGCGTTGGTCATTCGATGAATACCACCTGATTGACTTAGCAAAACTTGTTGAGATGCACTAGATGTATAACTTAAATTTTTTCTAAGACCTACAACATTAGCTTTTGTGGTGTACGTATGACCTATATACGTACTGTTATTTTCAACATAGTTGTCTACTATACCGTGGCCAATTACTATAGTACCTGATTTAACCGTGTTTATATTCGACTCAGATCCTATTACTATATTGTCATTACCAGTAGTAATACTTTTACCAGTATCGTACCCTATAAATACGTTTCCAGTACCAGTTGTTACGCCACTACCACAATTAAACCCTATAGCTGTGTTTTGATTTCCATCAGTAGCAGCTGAATCATAATTAGCGGCGTACAGGGCGTCTTTACCAACTGCAACGTTTTGATTATTTGTGGTTGCGGAAAACAAAGCTTGTTTACCTATAGCAACATTAAAATCACCTGTTGTTAAAGCTCCAGCAGCATCATGCCCAACGGCAACGTTACTATCACCTTGTGTTATAGCATTCATAGCACCAACACCAATACCGGTGTTACCTAGTGCTTGGTCTAAAGTTCCCGTCGTGACGTGACCTATTATTAATGAGTTTGTAAAATCCCCACCTTCTTGAATAAACTGCGGCATATCTGCGGCCCAAACCAAAGCGTTTCCTGAAGCAGGAACCTTTAGCACTTGACCTGATGTACCTATAGTGCTTGGTAGTTGAAAGTATGTAGAACCAGATGTATCACCTATTTTTAAAGCACCTTGTATATAAGCATCCTTAAATGATTCAGTAGTAGAACCTAAATCAACACCGTTATCATCTTGAGGTAACCAAGATGTTGTAGCATTGTTACCTATAACAACTGTATTAGCTCCTTTACCTTTAGCACCAAAACCTATAACAATTTCATTTGCAACAGTTGCTGCACTTGTACCAGCATTACCACCTATAATAACACAACGAGACGCACCGTTAGAGTGTAATTCTTCATCATGATAACTACCACTCTCATCATAACCAGTTACTGTTGATCCAGCGTTCCAACCTATAAAAGTAGAACCAAACGATTGATTTTTTTCACCAGCACTGTGACCTATAGCTGTTGTACCAGCAATATTGTTTGATCCTGATTGGTAACCCATTTTAACAGTATCGTTACCAATTGCAACTACTTGTTGACCTGTGCTGTTACCATTAGAACCACCTATAGCTCTAGCACCAATTGCTATAACATCAGTAGCTGTTTGTATATTATAACCAGCAGCAGCACCTATTAAAGTATTATCTGAACCAGATGTTAATCCCATACCAGCAGCGTGACCTAAAACAGTATTATCATCACCAGTAGTAAGATCTTCTAAAACAGTATTACCAACACCTACGTTTCTTTCAGCGGCGTCAAGAGTTCCTACATGAGTACTGTGTCCTATTATTAAACCATGATCAAAATCTGTACCACCATCTATAAATGGAATACTACCTAGATCATCAGCAAAAGCTACAACACCACTACCGTTTGTTTTTAACACCTGACCATTTGTACCATCTGTTATAGGTAAAGAATAAGCTCCATGAATATTTATGGTACCTGTTGTTTTTATACCTGATGCTGTTGTTTCTAATTTTTTATTGTTATTGTGGTAAAGTTCCACAGCGCCATCAATAATAAACTTAGCCATTGTTTCAGCATCAGTTAACGGATTGTTATGAGTAGCTCCAGCACCTCTTTTTTGAAATACTATCTCAGTACCATCAGTTTGAAAATACATATTACCACCACCAGTTTCTGACATAAAGAAGTTACCTGCATTACTGTTCCATAAACTTGTTTGCATTGAACCTGTAATACCAAATGTTGCTTTTGAATCACTTGGAAATCTAGTTTCAACAGAAACAGCTTGACCCATGTTGCTATCATAAACAGCTGTTGAACCATCTATGTAGAAATACTCGGTATGACCACCGTTACCATCATCACCCATGAAATACATTTTACCATCTGACACAGAAGCTCTTAAAAACATTTGGCCTCCATTACTATCAATATAGTTTGCTGTACCGTTATGGTATATTTGAAGATCATCTGAAGTACCAAACGTAGCCATAGTATTGTCAGTAAGGTTTAATTTACCATTAGAAGCTGGATTAAAAGTAATGAGTTTACCAGAAGTATTTGTGTATATTTTAAAAAGCTCACCATCACCATCAATACCAAAAGATTGTTCACCTCTGTTTATCATGTTACCAGTTATGGTTCCACCCGTTAAAGGTAGATGACCAACTTGAGAGTATACATAAGCAGCGTTCCAGTTAGCGCTGTTATAACCACTAGCAGTTAATGTTCCATTTGCTATTATACCACCGTTTGGTAATTCTAAATTACCACCTAAACTAACAAGTCCAGTACCTGTGTATATAGGTAAATTACTATTTGAAAGTTTGATTTGATTGTTACTGCTTATACCTATTAAACTAGCGGCTGTTCCATTTGCCATCTTTGACATTAGGAATTTATTATTATCTAGTGTAAGATTCCCACCAGATATAATTGTATCTCCTGTAAATGTAACGTTACTTGTTATATAGTTTTTAAATACTCCGAAACTAAAGTTTTTGGTTGCGTTATTAGCGCCAACCGCTCCATCAGTTCCTAGCAGCATATCATTATCCGAAAGTACTGTATCTGTTGTTATTGTATGTATTCTAGGCATGTTTGTTGTTTTATATTATACAGGTTATATAACCATGTATTTAGTTTTATTGTTTTTATCTTTATATGCTTTTAAGCATCTATTTCTATTTTCTTCAGGTGATACGTAACTTACATGTACCCAGTTAGGGTTTTCAATAGTGCCGAACTCCCATATCATTTGATCAAAATCTAAGTTTTCTTTAATAAACTCATACATCTCAGCATTTGTAGCATGGCCAAAAGTGTCATCAATATCAATAGCTTGACCCTTACAATGTTGTGATTTTGATGATCCACCAATAGCCTTATTAAGCTCAGGTCCACGATAAAACGAATTTATCTTTATAGGACCATTTACAAACTCTCTAAGAGGCTCAAATACTTTATTTGCAACTTTACTCATAGACTCTAAATGTTCGTCACTAGGGTCGTTATTTAAACCAAGGCGTTTTGCTGTTATGCTATACACAGCTTCTCGCATACTAATATGTTTACTTAACATCTTTCTTTTTCCTTCCTTTTCTTGCTTTTCCCTTTATAGCATCAGGAAGATCACCAATCTGATCTCCAACTTGCGCTATGGCCTTAGCAACATCAGCTAACTCTTCAGCTGTTAGTTTATATCTTTTTTTAATTTCTTTTACTGTAGCTACCGCTTTTTCATCTACAGTTGTTTTACTCCACAAGTAATTCCAAATGTCTTTTGCGAACTTTTTTACTTTTTTTAGCATTTTTAAATAATTTTATTGTAACGCTTATTGTAATTCCACCGAGCGTTGTTGCGGCTAAATCTTTAGTGTCAAATTTATTACCAGGTCTAGTAGAGTCATAAGTCTCTTTTGCAACACCTGCTAATATAGATGTTATTACACCCGCGGCTAAAGCTTTGTTTTTATCTTTAGTTTTTTCGTATACAAAATTGTAACCAACAGCTCCAGAAAGTATACCAGCTGCGTAGTGTAATTGTTTATCTTTTTCAATTGCCTGAGATTTAGCAGTTACCGCAGTAACCACCACAAACAGGACACATATCAGTTTTTTCATTCATAGTCATATGTTTAATTAATTTTATTTCCACGGCAACATAGTCATACCTATTTTGTTTAATAAAAACTCCATAACCACAACAAACGTTAAACCGCCTATTATTTGCCAAGCCCAGAACCTCCAACCTGTAAGTCCTTCCTGCCATTTGCGAAATTTACTTTTCTTAGCCAAATCATAAATACCTAGTTTAGAATTTATTTTGTCAGCATACCAACCTGTATCAAACAAGTTACCAAAAGTAATTAATATTTTTTTTAACACTTCCATCTACGTCTAGCAGCTTTACCTCTTTCACCTGTCCAACCTTTCGATCTTGCACAAAATGATTTTCTACGTTTAGCAGCTTTACTACCTTTTTTTACTTTTCCAGTTACAGCTGTTTTTAATTTACTACCAGGGTTTTTCTTTCTATAAGCTTTAACACCTTTAGCCGTCATACCAGCACCTTCTTTAGTTGACCTAAAGTTACGTCCTTTACCTTTTGTAGTTTTTCTAATAGCCATTACTTTTTCTTTTTTAAGCCTTTGCTTTTAACTTTTACTTTTTTACCTTTTTTACATTTGTAAGCCATAACGTTATTTTTTAAGTTTAAATTCTTTTTTATATGGCACTAAGTTATTAAGTGAGTTTCTTCTTCCTTCACATCCACAAGGTATATTTAAACCAGTAGATACTTTATCTACAACAGTTTTAATACCAGTTGCTTTAGTGAATTTGTGAATACTATCACCTAAACCTCTAGATCTCATTATTTACCTTTTTTACTTTTAGGAACACAATTAGGCACTGTTCTACCGCCTTTTTTCTTTGTTCCAACCATCATATAGCCTTTCCAACAAGGACTTTTCTTTTTCTTTGCCATTTTTTTATTTATTTAATGTTTAGTAAGCTCCTGCTTTTTTAACCTCTTCTATTGATCTTTGTATTTCTTGTAAGTTAGTTGGTAATAACAGATCTAAACCAGCTTTAAATACTTTTTCTTTTGAACCTTCTTTAAATATTATAATAGTAGGCGCCATACGAACTCTGTATTTTTTCTTAGCTTCTGGTGCGTTAGCTATGTTAACCCTATAATAAGGCACGTCTAGCTTTTGCCACTCGTTAAAACAGTTAGCTTTGTTAAACTCAGCCCAAAACTCTACCACTACAATATCTTTTTCTTCAAAGCCATCTCCATTGATAGCTTTATCAAAGTTTTCATCTGTTACCCAGTATTTATCAGGAACATCAGATTGTGCATAAGCACTTATATTTAAAATAAAAATTAAAATAAACTTAAGTAGTTTCATAGTTATCTATTTTTTTGCATGTCATATAATCTTTCATCAAGCTTCTCTAGTTTCTCTAAGATCATATCTACATCATCTTGAGTGTCCATTATTGTTTGACGAATTAACTCGTCTTTTAAATCGTACTCAACTCTATCGATAGCGGGTTTAGGAAGTTCCATAGCCCGAGCTATATCCGCTTGCATAACAAAGTACATACTTGATAGTGATATAGTAAAACCTACCACCATACCTATGGTTTTTAAATCTAGAGTTACCTTTGTTTTTTCTCCAATTTCGTTTGCCATTATTTTTTATCTTTTAATTCTTCAATTATTTTTATAAGCTTTTCTACATCTTTTTGTAGGTATTCAATTCTTAGATCTTGCTTAGCATCATCTGGCAAAGCGCCCATTTCACCTCTGGGCCATTTTATTCTAAACTCATCGTTTAGTGTTTGATTATATTCTAGTCTAACTAGTTGGCTGTCTATGGCGCTTATCTTAGCTGTTAAGTCAAACCATATACCAGCTATAGATATAATACCTGCTATTATACCTATTAATGTTTTTATGTCAAGTTTTACCTGTGACTTATCTGATAATGCTTCCATTATTTTAAAGTATAGTTTAATCCTATCGATGTATTAAATAATTCGCTGTCCCACATTTTAGCATATTCACCTTCAAAAAATATACCTAGGTTTTTATTTATTTTCCAACCTAAGTTTATACCGGCTGAGTAATCTTCCCACTGCTCTAAATTAGCATCTTGTATTAATCCACCTTTACCCCAGTTATTTCTGTTAAGGTAACTTACAGCTTCATCACCTTTTATATATCTATGATAAGGTAATATATAGTTTGCATACGCGTGAAGCCAAAAATTGTTTTTATAGTGATAAAAGTCCATACCGACAATAGGAGCAACCTCACCAAAAGCATCTAGCAAATCCCATTGCTCTCCGTTATATCTATTCATTAGATCTGTAAATACAGTTTCTCTAAACTCTAGATCACTATCAGCTACTATGTTTCCATCTTCATCAACCCAATACCAATCGTTGGTTACTATTTCTTCTCCCGTGTTTGGATCAGTACTTGTTTGCGTGTAATAAATATCATCATATCCATATTCAAAACCTAAAGAATACCAAGGATTAAGTGGATATTCATATTCATTACCTTGTGAATCAGTATATACTTCAGTTTCATTTAACCATATTTCTACTGGATTATAACCATAAGCTCTATCATGAGTACGGTATATTGCGCCTGCGGATATACTAAATTTTTCACCAATAGGTAATCTAGCTCTTAACTCTGCTGATTGATACTTTAAGTTTATCTTAGAAACCTCTCTTGACTCAGCTTTTACAATATGATACTTACCTGTATGTTTTAAAAATAACCTATGGTTATTAAACATGTCTCCTCTAAATCTTTCTTTTTCTAAATGAAACTGATATTCTAATCCTTTAAAAGCGGAAGTGGGTGCAGAAAAAGCTAATTGATTTTCTGTACCATCATAAAAGTTTTTAGGTTTTCTTTCGTAACTAAATCTAGCTAGTTTTCTAATACCAAAACCAACCCTGTAATCAAAAGGATATTTAGGTGTATCGTCTACCACAATTGGTATATCATATAAACCATCACCATCTCCAGTTCTAACAAAAAACACGTTTTCATTTGCTTCTATAGAATTAGAAACATCTGCAGCACCATAAATAGTGCCATACTTTATAAAATCTTTATACAAAGACTTAAATAAATTCTTTTTTTCTTTTTCTTGCGAAAATAATGTTAAATTTAATAGTAAAAATACTATAAATAGCAATTGTCTCATAGTTTACTTGTTTTATTTATTATTACTTGTTTTAAACTTATTTTAATGTTTAATCTCTAGATCTTTGCTTGTTGTTAGATTTTGAATTAGCTTTGTTGGATTTTCTATCATCTTCCATGTTTAATTCCCATTTTTGCCAACCACCTAGTAAGGCTAATCTTTCCCACATTTCCATATCCTGTGAAGTAGCATCAATAACGTTTGTTGTCTTTTTAACTAACCTGTCAAGAGGTACGTTTGTTATAGCTGAAGTAACGTTTGCACCAGCTAACCACGCTGGATTATCATAAGCAAAACCTTTTTGCATCATCTCGTCTTTATCCCACTGAAGCGATCTTGCCGCGTTATTTATTCTTGATAGTTTAGAAGATATTGGCGGTGATATTTTAGTTAGCTCATATCCTACTTTTTCATACTTAGGATTTGTTTTTTCTGACTCTTTCATTATTCTCATAATAGCATTTTTACCAACTGATGTAAAAGCACCAGCTATACCAATACCTCTCAAAAGAGAATCTGCCATACCATTAGCTATGCTTACGTATTTCTCTTCTTCTTTATCGTCATCTGATTCACCAAATGCTACAGCAAATAAAGCTTGTTGAAGAGCGTTAAATATTAAGTTTTGAACAGCACCATAGTATATTATTTTAGAAACATTTGTTTTGAAATCACCTCTACCATTTTTAACATCAGAAGCAGCTTTTTTTATTAATCTAGCATACTGCATAGGTGTGTTTGCAAACGCTAACACAATTCTACCTAATGGACCAGCTTGCTGAGATGATATTCTGTCTGGTCTACTTGACTGTTGTGCTTCTTCAGCTATCTCTCTAAAATCTAAAAACGCTTTACTTTCTGCTTCTTTTTGGTTAAATCCTTGTTTTTTATACGTACTTATTCTATTTCTATACATTGTAGCACCACCACTAGCTATAGCAAAACTATCAGCTATTTGTGTAGGTAGAAAACCTAACTCAAGCATTTTACTTATAACTCCTCTTGCACCTGATTCTTGCGCCATGCTAGATATATCAGCTTCGTTTACATTTATTCTCAAACCTCTACGTCTATCAACTAAAAAGTCTGAATTCATCAATGTCATAAAATCTGACCAGTATTGTTTTTGATTGGCAAATGCTTTACCAGCTTTAAATATATTGTTGTCTTTAAAGTTTATAAAGTTAACAGATGATATCGTTTGTAGCAAAGCTGATCTAGTGTTAAAAAACATAATTGTACCTATACTATTAGTTAACCAGTCTGTAACTCTACCAGTTAAATTATCTGTTTGAAAACTTCTATTTCTTCCTGTTTTCATACGTTTTAATATACTTTCTATAGCAGACCTGTGTGCTTTACCAAAAGCTGCTTCCATTTTATTTAAGTTCTTTTCAGAAAATATAATGTCTGCGTTTTGTTGCCACTCAGATAAATGCTTAGCTCTTTTAGTAGTACCTATGTTTTCTAATAAGTCAGTTGTAACAGTACCAGCTAACCAACCTGAATTAGGGGCAACGTAACCATCATCTTTGTTTATACCAATTAGTTGATCACCAAACAACCTCAAGCTATCATCATTATTTACATAATCGTTTAGCTGTTTTAAGTCTGATTTACTTAAACCAGGTATTGTCATACCTTGTTTGTCCCATATATAAACTCTAACAGCTTGCTCTCTAGTGAACGTGTCTCCAGGTATTTTCTTTTGTAAGTTTTTAGGAACAATATTTAATTGGTTTTTTAAAGCTTTATAATCGTTCATTAAAGCTATACGCTCTCTTGATATATTAGCGTTAGCTCTAGCAAAAGGATCTAGCAAATTCTTTTTATACCAAGCCATTTGATTATCACCTAACTTGCCTTTAGCCAATGTATTGTAAAGTAAGCCAACAAAGTCTTCGGCCGATGGTGGTATAAAAAACGTGAATCTACCTTTTTGTGCACCCACAACTCTAGCTTTAGCTTGGCTATATTCTTTTTCAGCAGCAATACCTGTTTTCGCTTCTAGTATGTCGTTAAAGTCTTTATCTAACTTTGTTATTCTGTCAACATATGCTACTCTTGATTTAGATTTAACGTCAAGCAGCTCAAGAGCATCTTGCACAGCTTTAACGTTTTTATAAACATCATCAGTAAAATAAAAATCATTATAACCTTTAGCTGCTTTATTTACAACCCAATTAGCTTTTGCCTGTGGAGATCCGTTTTCTAAACCTGTAATATTAGCTAAAGGTATTTCTAACCCTATGCCTTTTAAAAAATTATATATTGCTTTTGCTGAAGCAGCAGGTCTAGCTGTTAAAACAAACACATCTTTGTTGCCAAACTTATCTATTGCTTTTTTAAGTTTAGCTGCTAGTGGACCTGGTTTACCTTCTATAACTTTGTTAAACTCACTAAAATCAAACTTAGCACCTGTACTCTCTAGATTACTATGTTGTTTAGCAAACTGAGCTGGAGTTATACTTTTAACCTTACCATCAGGCATTGTTACTATAATTTTACTTTTACTAGTCGCTATAGTGTCATCAAAATCAAACACACTAATACCTTTTTTAGGAGATTTTAAGTTTCTAGCATTACGTAAAGCAGTATCATAATCATTTAAATCATTTAATATTTTACTATTAGGTCTTGATTTGCTAAACTTAAGAACTTGAGGGTATTTTATTTTTACCTTATTTTTAGACTTTTCTATGTTTAAATTACTTTTTCTACCATACGTGTCTACACCATAAACCTCAGCAAACGTTTTTCCGTCAAGTGTTTTAAGCACCATCGGATCTATACCTCCAGCAGCACCAACAACTTCGTTAAAATATCTTTCAAACCAAGTATTGTCAAAAACATTCCACGACTGATCTAATGACATTTTGTTTTTAAAACTAGTAGAGTTTAATAAATTATTTTGCTCATTTGTTAAGCCTATTAATTTATAGTTTTTTACATTAGCCTCATAAGTTTTGTTAAAGTCTTTTCTATTTTGAAAAACAGCAGCATCTAGTAACATTCTATAAGAATTAACGTTTTGTAAAGCATGCTCAAGATGTTCTATTCTACCAACATCCTGATGACCACCTATATATTCAGCTCCTAGTCTATGTATATGACCACCTTCCATTTGAGCTATACCAAGCATATTTAACACACTCATTGTTGTTGAAGGATCTTTATTAACAATATCATATATTGTTGACCAAAACTCTTTATGAAGCATCATATTTTTTTTGTTACGAGCTTTTATTTGTGATCTAGTATTATCTTTTAAAAAGTTTACGTCAATTTTTTTCTTAGAGTATATATCTTTTTTAGATCTTTTTCTAATATTAGGTACTTTTTCCTCTATTATCTGTTGTATTCTAGTTCTTTGCTGATCGGTTATATTACCTAAACCTTGTCTATTAGACATCATAGATAAGTTCATAAAACCAAAACCATACTTACTTTCAAACTCTATAGCTATATCAGCCATGTCGTTTGCATATTTTTCAATATTAGTTTGACCAGTTTTTTCATCAAAGATCTCGTCATTAACCCTATAATATTTAAGGTTTTTGTGCTTTTTGTTAAATAACTTTATTAAATCTTGGTTTGTAACACTTGTATAAGTGCTGCTTTTACTAAACCTAATATCCTGCGGTACGTCTAATTTTTTAGCTAGTTTAGCAATTTGTTTTTGTGGCACGTTAGTTTCAGTAGCTTGAGTTACAAGCATGTCAAACATACCTCTTAGACCTAAGTTTAAATAAAAACGATCTCTTCTAGTACCTCTAGTTGAAGCGCCTATATCTTTGCTATACATAAAATTAACTATGTCATCTGTAGTAGGTTTTCCATACTTGTAAAGTGTAGGTCCAGATAACCTATTAGTGTCTTTAGGAAGCTTGTTAGCAGCAACAGCAACGTCAACGGCTTTTGGCTTTAGGTTTCTTTTTATTTCTTCTGTAAACACCTTTTTGTTCTCCATTTTTTCCATTTGCACTATATCAGCTAGTGATATATTACCTTCTTGAAATGGATTACCATCTGTATCTATGTTTTCTTCTATAAATTTTCTAAACGCTGCTTCTCTACCAACCTTCTTTTGTATAATTGGCCTTATTGTTTTATTAAACTCATTTGTTACAAATTTAATAAACTCATCGCTTGTAACGTCAAAATCTTTACCTAAAGCATCTAAAGCTTTACTTTTAATTTGTTTAACTAAATCATCATCAAATAGTTTTTCACCATCTAACATTGTTTTTTGACCAACTTTTGATCTTGGCCTTAGTTTATCACCATCAATGTTGTTTTGTATAATATCATTAATATCTGTATCGTCAGCAACATCAAACCCTCTTTGATCTTCACCAAATGTTTGATCTATTGACGCTGCTCCAGCATCAGGTCTTTGTGTTTCGTTTTTTATAACAGTGTTTACTGCTTTTGTTAACACAGGTGTTTTACCCATAGCCCAACCAAATAAACTGTTTTTTTCTACATTAAAAGTAGTCATAAATTTGTCAGACAATATCCTAGAAGCTTCTGTAATGTTTTGTGGATTGGGAGTTACGTTATATCTCACAAACTCTTTTTCTATTTTTTTAAGTACCGCTGGGTCTTCTTCTAACGCTAAGGCAGCGTTTGCAAAATCATCTGATTTTTTAAACTCAGCATCGCTTGTATATTTTCTTTGCTCTGCTGGCCCAGTAAACTTATCTAGTCTAGATTTAAAATCTGAGTTTATTTTTTTATCATCAACTTTTTGTGATAAAGAATATTTAGCAGCATCTACAGCACCATCACCTTTTGTTCCTTTTACAATAGCGCTAGACAAAGCTCCTTTATGTATACTTTTGTTATAATCTCTTATAAAGTCGTACATACCTCTAGCGTCCATTTTATCAAAGTTTACCTTAACACCAGGTATGTTTTGAAATAATCTTCTTACAACGTCTTTTATTTTTGTAAAAACATTTTCATCAAATTTTATTTGATCTGCCGCTATAGCATCAGAAAACAAAGTAAAGTACTCATCTGGATTAGCTTCCATGTATTTAACTTCAGCACCTTCTTCAACACCTAGCCTATCAGCCTGTTCTTTGCTTGCCTTTACAGTTGTGTTATAGTTTTCGTCTATTCTTTTTTGTATTACAGCTTTGTTATCTTCACCTATAAAATTTAAAAAATCTGTAATTAAATCTTGTTTAATTTCTAAACCACTTGCTTTTATAATACCATGTAGTAGTTCGTGATTAGCAGTGTTTTGACCATCAATACCAGTTGTTCTAGCAACTTCTTTATTTATTATTATTTGATTACCCTCTATAAAACCATTACTATTAGCTGCTTCGTCACCAAACTGCTCTCTTATTTGATCTCTAGTTAAAGCGTCATTTACTGTTAAGTTATATAAAGAGCTGTGCTTCTTAGCGAACTCCATGTTAGCTTCAAAGTTTTGATCGGCTAAACCTTCTACAACTTGAGCTCTACTTTCTTTTCTTTGCCTAGCCTCGTTTGTTAATCTACCTGTTTTAGCGTATTTATCCCTTATTTCATTTATCTGAGATTTAATATCTTTTATTTTTTCTTTTCCGCTGTAGGTTTTTGCATCGCCTAAATCTTGTAGTTGAACCTCTAAATCAACAACTTTATTTATATCTGCTTTGTCTGTAATTCTAGCGTCTACGTCTTGAGCTATAAATGCTCTTTTTTTTCTTTGATGATATTGGTTAGCAAGGTCTTGATCGTTCTTTATATCAAACTGAGATAAAACAATATCAGCATCATCGGCTGTTTCTATAAAATCTTGTATATCAAATCTTGTTGTCTTCTTCCCTTTGTTTGAATACGAAGCTGGGTTTAACAAAGATTGACCAACACCTGTGGCTGTACTAGCAGGAGAAGTTCCTAAACCAGCTAAACCTTCTAATATAACTTCTTTAAAGTCTGCTTTTTGACCAGCAGCTTTTTGTCCATAATATTCACCAGCCATACTAAACGGCACTTCAACCGCACCGGAAGCAGCACCACCCGCTAAAGTTTGAGCAACCCGACTAGCACCGGCTCTCTGTGTTGTTTTTGCTACAGCGCTAGCTGCTTTACTTGCTCCTTTAAAACCAATTGTTTCAAAAGCTGCTATAGTTCCACCTCTAGCTCTAGATTTGTTTTTTAGTTTTTTTATTTTTTCAGGATCTTCAAATATCTCATGTATGGCTTCTAGCGATGGATCTTCACCAAGCTCTTCTCTTATTAAATCCGCAAAAGTATTAACAACCTCAGTTTCGTAGCTCATTGTACCCCAAGCTGTAGCTAAAAAAGCTGTAGGTACAGTAACTAGTTCTTCAGGTATTAAAGCTTGTGGACCAGCTTGACCAGCCGCCGCAACAACACCAGCCGCAGCTGTACCAGAACCGACAGATTTTTTAACTATATCATCATCTAAACCTTGTCTAACAGACTGTAACATAACACCCATTAAAGCGCCAGGCCCATGCTTAATAGTAGCATAAATACCACCGACAAGATTTCTACCAGCCTCACCCCAGTCGTCGGCTTTACCGGCTTCTACTAAAGCTCTATCATCTTCAACAACTTTATCAAAAGTAGTATTCCAGTCATTCATTAATTTAACATCCCCTAAATCTTCTCTTGATTTTAAAGATTTGTACAACCCCTCAGCTTGCTCTGGTGATAAAGAATAATTAGGATCATCTGTGTCTAGCTCAAAAGCAGCGTTTATACCATCATAAGCTTCAGCAAGTATTTTACCATTTTCCCAGGAAGTAGCCATATCACCATCTTTTCCTAAAAAATAATCACCAACACCATTTATTATTTTTTGAAAACCATTTATTTCACCCCTATCGTCTCGCTTAGATTTAGCTTCTTCAGTAATGTTCATGCCATTTTGAGTAATGTACTCTTGAAGCCCTAAACCACTTGCCTCTGCAGCTTCTTTTATTTCTTCTAATGAATAGTTATAACCGTTTAAATTGTACATATATATATAATTTTTATTATGCTTCAGCTTCTTTAGTTTTTTGATGCTTCAAACTCTTCCTTGCTTGGAAGTCCTGGTATTGCCTCTTCTTTTTCTTCTTTTTTCTTAGTAGGTAAATCTGGCTTGATATTATACTCTATATTAAGTTCTTTTAAAAACTGCTTAAGTATATAAGTACCTTCAGTTGATCGATCACCAGTTCTACCAACAACTAGAGCCATAAAGCTTTCTAACGAAGTTTCATTGTTTAAATTAAAAGTTTTAGACTTTCCATTTATATATAACCTTACTTTTTTACTAGTTTTATTTAGTTGAGCTTGTGTAACTTTAGATTTTTCATCAAAATTTGTGTCAGGTATATCAACCATGTTATTAGCAATACCTTGATACTCCATATATGCGTTAACTATTTCTTGTTCATCAGATGATAATTTTCCACTATCTGGGTTTTTCTTTATTTTATTTGCTTTTTTTATCGCAGCATTTAAAACATCTTCAGCTGAATCAAAAACCCTTGACCATGCACCTCTAGTAGACGATATAGTTTTTATTAAGTTTTTACTAGCTTCTGTAGGAGCTTCTAAACCTTCTCTTTGTTCAACTGGCTTTTCTTGATCTTTCTTGTAATCACTTATCTTCTTTTCTATACCCTCAAATCTTGTATCGTCCATTGCGGGAAGCGGGTTGTTTTTGTCAAATATAGTCTCGCTTTTTGTTTCAGATAATTTTTGAAATAAAGGAAGAATATTATTTCTCACCCTATCATAAAGAGCAACGTCAACATCTTTGTAACCACCACCACCACTTAAGTTGTCAACTCTTACTTTACCAGGGGCTACTTTTTCTACTGTAGGTTTATTACTAATATCAGACATGTCGCGTATTACTAAAGGGTTTTGTTCACCCATTTTTTCGTTGTATTGTTCAAATAAATAATCTTGAACAAGTGCCTCATGTTTATCGGAATTGTAATTTACATATCTACCTTTTGTAAAGCGACCTCGCATCTCAGCGTTCCACACATCTTCATACATAGCTGAGTTGTATTCAGCCTTTACCATGTCTCTAATATTTGTTTCTCTATTGTAACTATAAGCAGGATCTTCTGGCTTTGTAGTTTGATCGTTTAAAGTCTTTATGATTTCATCTTCAGCTTTGTTTAATATAGCAACGTTATTTTTAGTTGTTGCGGCAACATCTTTTTTTAATTGTTTGTTATCAGCTGTAGCATAAATATTTTTACCAGCCTCTAAATCTCTCATTAAAAGTTTTTTACCATCACCGTATACTATTGTACCACCGTTTTCATTACTAAATGTGTAAGGCAAGTCTTTAGCCGCTCCTTCACCACCTATTATATATTGCATAAAATCAGAAACCTCTGGATGTGAACCATATTTTTTCCAAGAAATATCATCAACTTCTGCACCAGCCCACTCACCCATTAAAGTAGCTATGTTTTCTTTTGATTTAGCTAATTTGTTTAGGTTTTTCTTTGCTAGTATTTTTTGTCTTCTATTAAGTTGATTAAAGTTTTTACCACCTAATAAATCTTCTGCTGCTTTTTGGTAAGAATTTTCAGACTTTTCACCTATTGTATCAGCGGTTTCTGCAACTATAGATTTCTTTTCTTCTATGCTTGTGTCATCAACATCAACAGGGTCTGAACCTTTTTTAGCTTTTCTCCAAGCTTGTCTAGCTTCTTTACGACTCATACCATCAGTCATTTGAGAAGCTATAAAATCACCTCTGTTATAAGAACCCTTAGGGTCTAAGCCAAGTTCTGCAGCCATTTCCGGGTCAAGAGAAGTTCTTTCTCTTTCGCTAGCCATAAACTGACCCAAATCTTCTCCAGCTTGTTTTATAGATTTTTGTATAGAGTCATTAACCTTAGAGTAATCAGCGATTTTCTCAACTTTACCTGTAAAGTAAGCTCCAGTACCTTTGTTTATTCCAGGAGCTTTTATATTTGTGTTATATTGTTCCACACCTACTCTTGGTATTCCTCCTTTTGTTGCCATATTATTTTATTTGTTAACTGTTAAGCGCATTATTAGTTGTAGCAAAAGCGCTAACAGCATTTGGCAGCATGCTACCTAATATCTCTGTTTTTTGTGCTTGTGCTGCGTTTTGATTAGATCTCTGGCCAGTTGCCATACCAGCTAGTCTATCTAACTGACCAATATCCCTGTTTTCCTGTGTTTCAAACATGTATTGTCTACCTTGTGCTTGCATAGCTTGCATACGTCTAGACTCGTTAAATCTCATTGTTTGAGCGTTTGCTTCACCAGTAGCTCTAGCCATTGAATTTTCTGCTTCTTGTTTAGCTATATCCGCGCCAATACCTCTTTTGCTTCTTAAAGCAGCTTGTGCCAAAGCGGTTGCACCACCAGCTCCAGCGCCAGTAGATCTCATTGTGTCTAGACTATTTGCTAAAGCTATATCTGCTTCTTCAGCTTGAAACTCAGCAGCCTCTGTTGCTACTTGCAAATTAGCAAATGGATTACTTACCATGTCAGATAAGTTTCTCATACCACTAAACGGGTTTATTATATCTTGTCTATTTGCCTCTAAATCGTCTAACCTACCTTCAAGGCGATTAGCTCTTCTACCAGCTCTCTTGGCTTGTCTATTTGCAGAGTGTGCGCTTATTGCTGATGACGCTATACTCGCTACTCCTACTGCTACTGCTGCAAAACTCATATTATTTATTTTTTAATTTTTTTAAAATTTTTGTACTTATAGCTGGGTCACTAAAATCTTTAGCTATAATTTCTTCTTCTATTGCATCTAAATCAGTGTTTTTAGTAGCATGTACTGTAACCCACACCATGTCAGAATTAACATACACCACTCTTTTAGTTCCAGCTTTTGTTATACCGTAATAAGGTGCTTTTATTTTTATTGGACCCTCTTCTGTCATTACACAACACTCACCTTTCATTAAAAAATAAGGGTGATCAAATTTGTGTATTTTAGAAATTAAAAATTGACCTGCCCTAGCACTCACCTCTCTTACGTAATACCCTTCACAAAAAGTGTGTTTTAAGGGGTTATACTTATCCATCGCCTCACCAACCATTGCACCATCAATTTTTTTAAAATTTTCTTCTAGTTGAGTTACAGCATTTCTGTAATCAACAGTTTTTTGTAAATTCATATTTAATTAAACTATTACTTCGCTACCAACAGAAAATAACTCTGCTTTTGCAGCTGACTCTGTTTCTTCAGGATGCCAGTATTGTATTCTAACATCTGAATAATAACCTTTAACACCTGTTGTATTAAAGTTTGATCCATCTTGAAAAAAGTCTCTAGCTTTGTTTCTTAACTCGCTAAAGTAAAAACCTTCTTTTTTGATGAAGCCAATTGTTTCACTACCAACTATAGTGCCTTCTTTAGGAACAACATAACAAGTATTAATATCATCGTAAGTGTTATAACCACTAATCATATTACCACCAGTACTAAAAGACTGCATCTCCCAACCTGTTGTACCTTCATAATTTATAGTTAAAAATGTTTTAACTATCTCTGGTTTGTCATTGAAAACAAAATCAACAAAAGCCTCGTGATTTCTAGAGTTTCCAACAAAACTACATCTAGGAACATTTTCCGAGTGCTGTAAATATAAGTTGTTATTATTAAAAGAATAAAACTCGTTATTTACGCTAAGCCCGTGTCTAACTTTGTATGTGTAAAATGAAGTCCAACCTTTTGATCTTTCATCATAACAAAGTGTTGCAAAATCTAACCTGTCTACTGTATTTATAACTATACCGTTTGATAAAGGTCTATTGCTAGTGTCGTTAGTTTCTAGCGTTATACAGTATTTTCCTTTCTGCTCGTCATAAGCTCCATATATAGTATCACACACTTTTAGGTTATCTTTAAACCAGTCTTTCATACCAGCATCAGATATAGGTGTTATACCATCTCTTGATAACCTTAGTATTGCACCTCTTCTTTTGTCAGCAAAGTATTTTCTACTACCATAAACAGCAAAGCTTTCTGGATTGTCGCTTATACCATAGTTACCAGCGTATGGCGTTATTTGACCTATAACAACTTTAGCAGTAGCTGTCAAAGCTTGTCCTTCAGCTGTAAATATAGCGTCTTTATCTATCAAAGCTCTATTAACTTTATTTTCTTGAAATATAATCAAGTTTGTATCTTCCGCGTGTAACTTTTGTATACTACCTTGAGCAACATCTACAGCCCTTGTTATTGACTCTCCACTTGGAAATTGATTTAGCTCGTTAACACTTGTTCTAGAGTTGAATATACCAGAATAAGTCATTGCGTTTTTTCTAACTTTTGTACCATACTGTTCATCAGTAATATGAGCTTTAACACCATAATCCATAGCTTTACCGTTGAACTCACCTTCTATTCTAGATTCTTCAATATGATATTTACCAACAGATTCACCACCTGCTAATACTACTGAGTTAAAGTAAGATATTTCTAATATTGCTCCCATTTATTATTTGTTAATTATATTGTACATAGTGAGTTTATTGCTGTAACAACACCTGAGCTATTTATAACATAAGGTATGTATTGGCCTTGAGAGTTTTGAATAACTAAAAAGCCTGACCCTAGTGTTGTTGTTAAAGTAGCGTTAGTATATAGCTTATTACCACCACCACTGCCATTTATAAATAATTGACTAGCTGTTGGCAATGTTCCACCGGTGTGTTTAATAGCATAATAAGTTGTTAACGAACTAGTCTGAGCACCAACACAAGCGTTGCTATTTGTTGACCCGTGGAAACCAGATACTTCTACAACTTTCAAAGGTGTTAAACTAATTGGTTGTGCTATTGCTGGTTGTAAGTTTCCGTTATCTGTAACAGTCCAAGCTAGATTAGCACTTCCAGAATAAACACCGTTTACAGAAAGACCAAATATACTATTAAAATTAAATGTTGCGCTAGCACCTAATTTGTACAAACCATCTGTCGTGGTTGTTGATATGTTAAAGTGAGAAGAATCACTACCACTCAAAGTTGCTGTTAAACCAAAACCGTTATTGTTTGAATCAGCAGATCCGTTAACAGCTGTTAGTGTTGCTAAATTTTTACCACCACCAGGGCCTGGCTGCGTATTACTTGGTATTATTATTCCACCAGGATTATTTGCTGTTGGCCTTGTGTTTGATATAGTTGCTGTTATATCACCATTACCAGCTACACTGTTACTCTGTACCGCTCTTAAAGTTATGTTATACACATCGTTAGCGTTATCATTGTAAAAAGCAAACAAATCATTTGTTTTTAACATCCAATTTCTTTGTATATATGTTGGTATGTTTGTTGTTTGATCAACAGATCCACTCATATAACCTTGTATTACGTTAGTACCACCTGTGTCTGTTATGTTTACAACCACAACTGTTTTTACAAAAGCGTTGTTACTAACACTACCGTGGTGCCCTTGGTAGAATAATATTCTATACCAACCATTACCGTTGAAGTTTGCGGGCATAGGAGTTTGTGAACCGCTTGCCCCAGTTGTTAACCAGTTAATGTATTGTGATGATAATCTAAATTTAGACATTCCAGAAGCACCATCAATTAAAGATTGTTGGTTAGCTATTGCGGCTGAAGATTTAACAGTTGATATTCTAACGTAAGATTTATCATCTTCATAAGCAACACTAAACTTACTTAAATCGTTACCATCACTAACACTATTTGTAACACCTAGTATTTGAAAACTGCTTATTGTAGGTGAGCTTCCATCGTTGTAAGGTGTAGCTGTTAGTTCACCAACTTGAGCACCTAGCAAAGCTTCTTCTAAAATAGGTGCGTTTGTACCAGCTGCAAACGAGTTAGTACTAAACGTGGGTGTTATTTGAAAGTTAGTAGGACCTTGACTAGCATAATCACAATGTTCATTCAAATCCCTAACTAAACCACATGATGATGTTTCCCAGTATATATCTAAATTCGACTCAAATGGTTTTGTTTCAAAAACCGTTAAACCTCTATCTTTTGCTTTAGGATAGCCGAAAGGCATATCAGCACTCATGTTATTTGAAGTTCTGTCCCAATCACTTCCATTTACATTAAACTCACCTGATACCGCAACTGGTTCCAAATAAAGATTTGGTATTTCAGCAACAGTAGGGTTTTTATGATTATCAGCTAAGAAACTATAAGGTCTTTGTCTATCTGTAAAGAAAGAGTCTTGAACTGTCCCAGAGCCATCATCTCTTTTTGCGTTTGATGAACTAGATAAACCTTGATCTATAGCAGATCCTATGCTTAACACAGGTATGTAACTTTGATCAGCGCTACTATTTATTGTAGAGTGATAATAATTAGTACTAACAGCTGTATTAACTTGCACAACTTTTGGGTATAACTTAACCTCTGATCCAGATAAACCATCTCTAGATGTAGTAACTGGATAACCGTTAACAATTTTTGTTCCAAAATCTTCACCAGAGTCGTTAAAATCTTTTATTGACCTTGGTACTTTATTGATGTTATCGTTGGTTAGCGAAAACCAACTCCTACTGTTTGGAGATGTGCTAAACTTACCTTTTATAACTTGATCTCTATAACCTGAAAAACTATTAACCTCAGAGTCTTGTATAGTCCAGTTGTTCATTGGGTGAGACGTGTAAACATTATAATAGTCTTGTTCTTTTTGTTTTACAACAAGTCTCCAAGAATACCAACCATTAGGTCTAGCTGTTGAGTGTGACTTCTTTTCCTCTACTATTCTAGAGTCTTTAAATTCTACGCTTAAAGCATTACCTATAGCTTGGTGCTGTGTACTCCAACTATACGCAGAGTTAAAATTACTGCTTAAGTCTTGTATCACAGCGTCAACAGTGTGTGTGTCAGATAAATTATCAACTTTATATGTTGATGGAATAACAGGTGATGTTCTTCCGTATTTATCTACAAGAACCATACCAACTTGATAAGTTCTTCTTTGTTTTAAATTGTGATACTTATATTGCTCTCTGTTATGAAAATAATGACCAATATCATTAGCGTCGTAACCAACTTCGTTTTCACCTTTAGGACCACTTGTTACTAAAAACTTAACACCTTTTTTATTATCTTCATCATTAGGTAAATCATAACCTAAAGTTATGTTACCATATACTAATCTATTACCAACTAGTTCTTGCGCTTTTGCTCTAACAGGGGCGTTGTCACCAACTCTTATTAATTGTTTTTCAGGTAACACCTTAAAAGGATCTCTAGCTAAATAAGTATAAGAAACTGTTTGTCTATAGTAATGTCCTGAAGATTTAGGTTTTACCTTATATCTTTCAAAAGTTAAACCACTTATGTTAACCATATCAATTTCATCTACTATCTGTATAGAAGATGTTCCAGCTTCTCTTAATAATATTTCAATACTTTTTATTTTAAGAGCATTTATGTATGAATTAGCGCTTACGTTTGATGGAGATGTTTCGTGCTCTGTTATAATACCACCAGTCTTTACCGTGGGTATTGGTATACGCATTACTACTTTATCGTAGGCGTTTTTAACTAAAGGCGCTTTATTGTTTTGATACATATATTGTGAGCTAGCACTAACTATAGGTTCTGGAGCATCTGACTTACCTGTAGAGCTAAATTCTATGTTACCACTATTTAAAGGCTTAAATACGTGTTGAGTAAATGGAGATATTATAGAGTATGTGTTGTCTTGATATTTATATCTATACGCAAAACGTATAAATTTTTCTTGCATATACTCTGACTTAGTGTGCTGAGAGTTATTACTAGGATCTGTTGTTATCAAAGTATAAGTGTCACCTAAGTTTGCATTAGAGGCAGCTTCATTAGAATTATGTAAAAATGGAGGTAAAAAAGGAGCAACCTTAGCAACTGATATTTTCTCTTCACAATTATAATAAGAAGCATCAGCTATAGCAATATCAATATCTATATATCTTGGTTGGTTGTAATTATCTGTCCAATATAAAAACTTACCAATAACGTTAACACCGGTTATATGGTGGGTTGTAGAAAAATTTAAAAAAGTACCGCTAGCTAAATAATATGTTTGACCGGTAGATTCTCTCATAACAATTCTACAGTTTTCATCACTAGCACCATCAGCTCTGTCTATTGAGTTTATGTCACCACTAAAATTTGTAGACGTAAAGTTTGTTATAAACCAAAATATTCTTTTCGTAGCAACATCAACATGAGAACCTATAACAACGCCAAGGTCTTCAATACCACTACCTAAAGCTAAAGTGCCTTCGTTTATTAATTCTTGGCCCCTAACGTTTTCAATAGCACCAACATCAGAATCTTCACTGTTTGTTATAAGTATATTCTGTGCTTTTCTATATTCACCTTTAGGTATAAGTCTTTCATCAAGGTCTAAATTCATTTTACCCTTGATAAACATGTTTTTTAGTTGCGCCATTTAATTAGTGTTTTAGATGTTTAGACTTACCTCTCATAACTTGTGTAAGTTCTCCTATTTTTAAATTAGATAATCTAATTTTAGCATTACGCATTGCGGCTCTTCTTGATTTTCTATATCTATTAATAACGTACTCAGGAACACCAAGCCTAGTGTTTAGTAAGTTAAAAACAATGTTCTGATACACAGCATCTTCTGCTAGCTTGTGTATTTTTGTTTCATTGTCAGTTGCTAAACCGTCTGATATATACTTAAATGTTATTAATTTATCTTTTAAATTGCTGCTAAAAGATATTTTACCATTTGCTTCATCTATAATAAACAAACCATTTTCTTGCATATTTTCTGGATTACCACCGTATCTTTGACCAATATTACCTATTTTTTCAGTATGATAATTTGTATGATAAAAATAATCATTAGACTCTAGTGTTCCAGAAAGATTATTAGCATCAAAATCTCTAAATCTTTCGTTTGTTAAAGCACTACCAACCATTAAGTTTTCATTTACATCATATAAATAGTCATAATCAGAGTCTTGCAGTATAGCTTGAGTTGGTATTGAAGTGTCTTTTGTAGGGTATATAATGTGTTCTATACCAGCTGTATCAACCCAAGAGAATCTAACGTAGTTTATATAGTCTTGAGGCATTGGTATGCTTAAGCTTGGTGGTATTTCAACTTCTTGTATTTTTTCTACTCTTGAAATATCGTAAGCAAACTCTTGTATGCATCTTTTAGCTTGAAACAAAACTTCAGATCTTTTAGCCGTGTTTATCAACTTACCATCTCCAACATAACCCACCATAAAGTTACCTACAATATCTTTTAGCGATATATATCTATAATCACCTAACGTAGACTGATTTAACAATAAATCAATAACAGCGTTAGCTGCTATTTCTCCAGCATTTGTCAAAGCTGATGTACTAAACCCTGATGTTAAATGTGTAAACGTTACGGTAGCAACGCCGTTAGTAACACTGTAAGTGTAGTTACTTTGAACTTGAGTTTCCCCATTTATTGTTATAACAAAATCATTGATATTGTCAGGAGTATATGGAAAACTACTAGATATTGTAAATAAAGATCTAGGTATACTATTATTAGTTGCTCCTTCAGAGCCGTCCCATTGGTATTTACTTTCGTAATAATGTAAAGGTGTTGCTGTTAATGTCCCCATGTTTATTGTGCTTTAATTGCTGATTGTGTTTGTAAGGCTTTGCTTGTTAAAGTAACTAATCCTTGATCTTTTATTGTAACACCCGTTAATCCTAATATAGACATTATTAGTAAGTTTTCTTCTGAAGGATGTAATTCGAAGTTTGTTGATCCTTGTGTTGTGTTACCAGAATACAAATCATTTGCCCCTATTGTTATAACTAAGTTTGTAGAACCACCAATTACAGAACTGGCAATTGTTATGGTACTTCCAGCAGTGTGTCCAGCGCCAGAACCTGTTATTTCTACATTTGTCACCGCGTTACCAGCAACTGTTACAACTATAGTACCAGTACCAGATCCAGTAAAGCCAGTTGTTGTACCTACTGTACCTGTGTAAGTTCCATTTGTAGCACCTGATGATATAGCTGTTCTTGATGTTAAACCATCACTAGCTATAATTAAACCATCAGCCACATAAATGTTTGAATCGTATATATTTGTTCCATAAGTTGAATTTACCGTATATCCAAATCTTGGTGCTGTAGGTATTTTTATATAATCTACAGATACTGTATCTGTTATTGTTGGTTTTACAATAATAGATGTTTCTCCTAAAGCAGTTGTTGTTTTGTAATATATCGGAAAGTCTTTTGATGGTTTGGTTAGCGGCGAAGATAATATGTACGCTAACTCGTTTTTATCTATTTCTTCTAAAGAAACAGTTTTATCTAACGTGTTTAAGTCAATTAATTTATAAACATCGCTAGGTAATTTACTACCGGATAAGTTTGTAGTTTTGTAAAATATATCTATTTTTTCTTTAGTTCTTTCTGGTAAATCAGCATAACCAGCATTCACTCTACCAAGGGTGTCCATTGATAAAAACTTGTTATACTCAGCAAAAGCTAATTCTAATAAGTTCATTTGAGCAATTTTAGCTTGTTTATTAAACTCATCAGGTGTTAAGTAACCTCTCTGTTCTTTGTTTAGTATTGATAAAACTGATTTATATACTGTATTTACGTTTATCATAATTTCTTTTTATTATAAAGTGGTCACCCCATAGAGATGACCACTCTACAAAATGATTTATTTTAGTTTTTTCTCTATTGAGTTTAAGACTTTTAAACCTTCATCTGTTTTAAACCAAGCAGCTAAAGCAGTATATGGATGTTCGTCAAAAGGAACTTCAAATAGTTTTCTTTTTTCTTTACCAGCCATAAACGTTCTATTGTCTTCTGACAGTATTAAAACACCGTTTTCAACAGCTTTTATACCTAAGTTTCTTAAATGTACGTTTTCGTCTTTAGTTAACTCTAAGAATAAAGCAGGGTTTTCCCTAGCAAATATTAAAGTATCTCTTCTAAGCTCCTTAGATTTCATCTTACTAACCTTAGAACCAATTTCTGCGCGCATAATTGCTTCCATATCATCTACAGACATTTCAGCCGCCGCATTTAACGCATCTATTTCTAACTCAAAAATATCTAAGTCAGCCTCAGCATCTACTTCGTTATCTACTTCTCTAAAAGTTTTATTTATATCCGGGTGGTACATAGATAAAAATTTTTGTAAAGTTGTATCTTTTTTCTCAACAAACAAAAATCCATCTCTAAATATAATATGCCCAGGTCTTGTTTTACCTTTCCAGTCTTCGACAAAAGGCGTTGTTTGATTAATAGCGTAAGCTATTTCTCTTTGATAACCTTTTTCTTCATCAAAATAGTAAAGGTTTTTTCTTTTCATTATTCTAACCACAGGTCTTGAATCACCTATTAGCTCGTATAATCTATCTTTTATTTCCCACTTTGGAGAAACAGGCTTAGCAGCCTTTTCTTTTTTATTTTCCATAATATAATATAATTAAATAGTTAATAAGAGTAATAATTACCCCCGTATAAAATACGAGGGTAAAAATTACAATAATAATTGATTATCTGAATAACACGAAGTTGTTTGCTCCTTGAGTAACAATACATCTTTCAGATAGATAGTGAACTTTCATAGCATCAAGATCAGATGTCGCAGCACCTACAGATCCAGTTGTCCATTTTTTAAGTTTTCTATCATCAGCTTGAGACGCTCTGTATCTTACGTGTAAGAAAGGACGTCTGATGTTTTTACCCATGTTTTCATCGTAAACAGTTGTAGTTCCAGCAGGTACCATAACTCCTTCGATTTTTCCAGCAGTAGCTCCATCATTCACTAAGAATCTAGTTGACTTGTTATTTAAGTATTTCCAGTCAGTTTTGTAGAAATCATAAGATGCTCTTCTAAAACCGTTGAAACCTAAATTAAGTGCCATATCCTCAGAGTTGTTAAACACACCGTAGTTAACACCAGCTGCATAATGTGAATTAACACCAGCTAGTAAGTTATCAACAGCTAAAGCAGCTTCTCTGTTTAAGAACATCATGTTCTCAGCGATACCACCTTGCTTGTCTAACTCTTGTAAAAGAATATCGAAATCAGCTAAATCATCTGCGTTACCATCAAACATACCAGCACTTGCAACAAGGCCTCTGTTTTCTAATGCAGCAAATAAACCTTCAGAACCAGTACCAGTAATACCAGTACCTACTGCGTTTTCAGCTTCCATCATTGACATCTCTAAGTAATCATCAAATCTTTTTTCTGTATCACCTGAAGACTTTAGGTACCATAAGTAACCTGATTGTCCAGCTTCACCAGAAACTTCAACCCAACCAATTGCAGCCGCGTCAGATCCATTGATCATAAACTCGTCTTTGATTATCATTGGTTTGTTTTGAAAAGACTTGAATTCAGCTTCAACTCCACCACCAAGACCAGAAGTCCCTTTTTTGAAATCAGAACCGTATACAAAGAATTTAATAGTTTTAGAACCACTTGCAGCAATGCTCGCGTGATCTCCAAAATTGTTAACCCCGTAAGGTTTGATTGTACAAGTAGTTCCATCAGCTGCAGCTACTGTAACTTGTCCTTTAAGAACAACTACATTTGCGCCATCTGTTACTTGACATACAACTGTTTGTCCAACTCTAACAGACATTGCGATATTAGAACCGCCTGTGTTATCAATATCTTTTGGAGCTGAAATAGCACCAGTCGCAACGTTAACTGTAGCTTGGTATGCTAAGTGTAATCTACCTTGCTCAGACCAAATAACTTGATCAGAAGACATAGGCATTTCTGCACCGACCATTCCTAAAAATCCACTGATAGATCTGTCTCCATATCTTTCAATTTCTGATTCGTAAAGGTCTGGCAGGTATTGTTGAGCCCATCCGCTATTACGGATGTCTAAGTAAGCACTTTCTAGTGTTACTTTGCTCTGAGCAGGAGTAACTAATCCGTTACCTAACGTGCTCGATGTAAAATTTACATTTGCCATTTTTAATTAATTTTAAGTTTGTTAATAATTTTTAAGTTTAAATTTAAGCTTAGAACTATCGTCACCGCTAATTGCTTTTACTTTTATACCTCCGGTATCAACAACACCACCATCTGTTTTTCTAGCATCCATGTTTATATTTTTGGCTTGGCTAGTCATATTTTTGACAGCGTCGGCTTTACCTTGCTCATAAAAATGAGTTGCAATAGCATCTGCGTTTTTACCTGCAAACAACGTTTTGTGGTAATCACTAGCGTTTGTTAATGTGTTATTATCTTTATTTATATAAGGGTCTAACCATTTTACAAACTCACTTTGATCTTCCTTAACATTTTGCACGTCTTTAACATTGTAGCGATTTTTCTTGTCTCCAACTTGAAAATCAAAACCTTTGAAGTTTTCATTAAAAACCTTATCAGTCTCCTTGTTAAATATTGTTTTTGCTTGTTGTTGTAGTTCCTTTGCTTGTTCTTGCTCTTTACTGTAGCGACTAAAAAAGTTAACAGCTTTCTGTTGTTCTTTGGTTAACTTAGAACCTAACTTAAGTTCTTCGTAATATTTACCTTTCAAACCTTCCAGATGTGTTTTAGCCTCTGCAACCGCTTCTTTATAAGCAAGCTTTTTACGTTTTACGTCACGTACCTCATCTATTTCTTCATCAAATGAAAAATTATCTTCCATTAAAAAAGATACTTCTTCTGAAGATAAATGTGGTTTTGTTTTTTGATAATACTCTCTTAACAAGTTATTATCATCAATATTTGAATAATCCGTATTGAGCGCAACGTAGTCCTCAATAGTTCCACCAGTCTCGTTCATAAACTCCACGAGTTTTTCAACATTTTCTGGTAGCTCCATTCCTGGAGTTTGTTCTTTTGTTACAGTTTCTTCAACTTCAACCTCTTTTTTTATAGGTTTTGGATCTTCATCTGTAATTTCTTCAAGAATTACTTCTTGTTTTTCTTCAGTTTTTTCTTGCTTTTCTTGACTACTTTTTTCGTCATCTTGCTTGTTTTCTTCCCGTATGGCATTTTCTTGTGTTTTAATGTTAGACAAATCTACTTTATAATCTCCGTCCTCATTACGAGGAGTTTCAGGTTTTTCAACCTTTTCAACAGTTTGTTCAACTGTATCTTGTGTAGTTTCTTCAACTACGTTTTCATTTTTTTCTTCCATAATATAATATAATTAAATAATTGTTAATGTTTATCGCGGGTCAAACTGTTCTAAACCAAAACCATCTAAGTTATCAAAACCAGCTGATTCAAAGTTTTTAGGACCAGTATTACCTTTTCTTTGCTCAATCAACTCACTTTGTTGACTGGCTTGTATTTTAGTTCTTTCGTCTTTACGATCTTCTTTATTACTCTCTTTACTCTTAATCACTTGCATCTCTTGTGTTTTTAACCTCATGTTTAAATTAAACTCAAATTCCATCAATTCTTTTTTAATCGCGGCTTCTCTTTCCATTTTCGCAATATCAAATTGACTTTGAGCTTGAGCTACTTGAGTTTTAGTTTGAGCAAGCGCCTGTTGCTTTTGCATGTCAGCAGCAGCGGCAGCTTCAGCAGCTTGAGTGTTTGATTGAGTCTGAGCTTGTATATTTTCCATTTGCATCTTTCTATCAAGCTCTTGTTTTTTCTTTCTTCTAAGTTTTAAAAGTTGATTTGCTAATTTTAAATTTTTAACCTCACGTATATCAATAGCGTCTTCAAGGTTTATTTGATCTTTTTGTATCGCCATTTGTATGTTATTCTCTAACAATTGTTTTTCTTCTTCATCAGGCATTAAATCTAAATATATACCAAAATCATGTAAATGCAACTCACTAACCTCCGTTAATGTTGCTACATTAAATTTTCCTAATGTATTTAAAAACTGTTGTTTAGTGCTTGAGTATTCTAAAACATCAGATATTCTAAGAGATAAGCATTCAGCTGTTTTTAATGTTAAAAACAAACCAGCTTGTAATATATGTCTTGTAGCGGTATTACTGTTAGCCGCTGCTATTTTTTGTATACCAACAAGTGAATTACTATCAGGCATACTACCATCTCTAGCTTCATTTAAACCAGTTACATCACGCATCATCTGCATGTAATAGTTATACGTTTGTATTAGACTAGCTATTTTTTGATTACCACCACTTGATCTTAATTCTTGTATTGGAACTTTACCTTGGTTAAAATCACCATCTTGTGTCATTGATCTACCAATAACACTACCAGTTTGGAAATACATGTTTAGCGCTTCCTGTGGATTATAATTTGTTCCATTACCTAAATCTATTTCAGCTATACCATCAGCGTCCATATAAACACCATCCGGAACTAATCTTGATAAGACTTGTTGTAGCTTTAAATGTGTTAATTGTATCATGTCAGCAAAGCTAGTCATTCTACCAACTAAAGACTCAGGTCTACCTTTATATAATCTTGGCGCGCATATTTGATAAGACATTTTAACTTTTGTTAAATCAGCTTTTGGTCTTGTCATATTTTCAGCCATACCCCAGTCTAACATTTTATCATGGCCTATAATTTTAGCACCACAATAAATAACTTCTATAGACCTGTCTAATTTTTTAAATCTTGATCTATCATCTTTTGGTGGATTAAAGCTGTCGTCTTTTTCTAAAGCTTTATCATTACCGCTAGAGCCTTTTTTTATTTTATATACTTGTTTTTTGTAAGTTTTGTATTCAAAGTTTAATATGTGAACAAAATTATCATCACTTCTTGCTGTTCTGTAAAAATCACCAGGCGAGTTGTCTTCTAGCTCTTTTAAATCTTCGCTTGTTAAATTAGGATATCTTTTAGCTAAATCAGAAATAGCAACTCTTTCAACTTCACCAATATAATATAGATCATCAAAGTAAGGTGAATCAGTGTAAGAGTGAACTATATCACAAGGATCAACATACTTGAGTTTTACGCCATCTGAAACGTTAAAGTAGTTTTTAACGCAAGCTATACCTAACACGGTTAAATCATAATCTAACCTTTTCTTTATTAAATCATAATCATTCAAATCAAACAAATTGTTTACAGCTTCTTCTTCAGCTATTTCAACACTTTGCTTATAGTTTAACTGCATGTGTAGTGATAACTCTTCGTTATTAGCTGGTAATTCGTTAGGGTTTAAGTTTTCAGATTTAAACATAGGAACATTTAACTGAGATTCCGCATCAGTATAAAACTCTTTGTTTTCCATGTCCTTTACAATATCCTCAATATACTTAGTTCTTTTTGAGGCCGCAATAGGATCTTGTGAATATGCTTTTAATTCATAAGATCTGTCTGATATACCGTTTACCACTATGTCTACAAATTTTGGTATAATTGGTACTGGTGTCCAGTCTAGATTAAGGTAAGACATATCACCATTAATAGATAATTCGTCTTTATACTTTTGTACAGACTGTTCACCTCTAGCGTATAACTTTAAATTGTTATACCTTTGCTTAGAGTGCAAATATTTATTTGTACCAGCATCTTTTTTAAACCACTCGTGTTCTATAGCTAAAGCGACTCGCTTGCCATATTCCATGCTAGCCTTCTCAGCATCTGAGACAGCGTTACTTGGGAAACTATGATTTTTTTGTGTAGTAATTGCCATTTATTCTATTATTTTCGACGTTGTTCCTTTGTTATTATATCTAGATAATCCAAAAGATATTTCTATATTTTTTTTATCAGCAACTGGTTTGTATAGGTTTTTATTACAAGCCATTATAGCTAAACCCGAACTTATTGTTGCATCATATTTTGTTCTATTATTAATATCAAAACCAGACCAATCGGTTAATGTTCTATTAAAATACATATCTCCGTAGGTGTGGTCTTCTTTTAATCCTATATATTTTTGTATATAAGTTTCTATAGCTGCGGCGTGTGCTTGCCTTATATCTTCACTAGAATTAGGTATACCACCTATTTCTTTTTCAGCTGTTGATAATTTATTCCAAACTTTATCAGGCCTGTTCATACTAAAACCTCTATAACCCCTTCTTTTGAAATAATATAATAATCTTGGTTTGTTATTTTCACATAATAAAGGCATACCATAAAAAACGCAAGCCATTAATACATCTTCAAAAAACATCTCAGCGGTTTGTGGTCTAGCTACATATTCTAAAAAGAAATGGTTAGGTGGTGTGTTTTCCATGCTAAACTTAGTTAAGCCGTGTAAAGATCCTTTAGAACCTTTATTATCTACAGTACCTGATATATCGTAACTATCACAACCAAAAGCACCAACGTGCTCATTGCCAGGATATTTTTTACCGTTACGAGTAACAACGTTGTTTTGCATGTTATTATCAGGGATCCAGCTAACGTAAAATCTACCATTAGGGTTTGGTGCAAAAAATACTCTAGTGTCTTTTATACCATTTACCCATTGAAAACTTCCTTGAGTAACTAAGTGTGATTTAGTACTGTCGTTTATGTAATCTATTTGTTCGTATATTTTTACTAAATTAAATATACTATTTTTAGTTTCATCTCTAAAAGCATGATCTTCACTTCTTGGAAACTGTCTGTAAAATTCATTTAAACCATCTTGGTCTTGTTTTAAACCATCAACTTCATTTTGCCAATGATCTACAACACCTACGTCTATTAATTCCCCATCTGGTCCGAGGACATCATTGTCTGGACTATCAAAGACTGGAATACCGTGCTTGTCAATAAATCCTTCGTAGTTCCACTCCATTGGGATAAAAAGAGAATATAATCCAGATTTTGTTTGGCCGTTTCGGTTTCGTTTTGTAACATCTGAAGCATTGTATAATTTTTTAAAGTTATCTCCTCCTTTATCTAAAGCATTTGATGTTGATCCCATCATACACTTACCAATTACTCTACTACCTAATCTAAGGGTGGTTTTCGTAACACGCCAGTTGTTGAGGATGTTGTTCGGCCTCTCCCATTTACCTGATTCATCATGGACGAGGAGCTTGAGTTTCTCCCCATCGTAGGAGTTATCGCCGGTGTTCTTCCAATCGATTGTGGTGTCAAGACCCTGTAGGGCTTCGGGTTTGTCGGAACTTGTAATGTTCCGTCTTGTGAGCTTGGACGCGGGGACGCGGAAGGCAAGCTCGGTCTTTGGACGGTCCATTCCGTCCTGGATGGGTTTGAAAAAGAAGGGATAGTTAACTGATATGGGTACCACTTTATCGGTAAACATCTTCTTGGCATCAGGCCCAGACTTAGATAAAATTCCATATCTCGAGTCCGAGGATATGGTCGCCAAATTAACCACCTCTCCTGAGGCCATGAAAGAGAAACCAGATCTACGGTTCTTAAGGTAACACATCCCATAGGATCGTACATCGGCCTTGCAAGCTTCCCAGAATATATAGAATAATCTATTTGCTTCCCGAAAGTCTGGTTTCCCGACGTCAATCTTAGACCACTGCAAGTACATATAGTGAGTGCCAGTAAGATAAGTAGGGTTACCTTTATTGTAATACCAAAAACCTTCTTCTCTTTTTTTAAACTCATTCTCTATATAATCTATGTATTTGCTTTTAAAGTCTTTAGGATATTCCTTCCAATCAAATATAGTTTTAATTCTATTTAATTCTTTAGGATATTCTGTCACTTCCCACCTGTCACTTTTAAACTTATGTATTTGTTTAGGTTGTTGTGGTAAGGCTATCATAAGATTTTGTATCTCATATATCTCACCTATCATACCCGTTTTAGATATAACAACAATATCATGTTCTTTGTTATATCCGTATTTCCATTTTTTAGCTTTGTTAAGCCTTTTAATGGTATTTATTTTAATAGGTTCTACAACCTTATATAAATTTTGCTCGTACATTACTTAGATCTTTTTTCAGCAAAACCAGAAAAAGCATCATCTTTAGTGTCTTCCTCTTTAGTCTTACCATCAAGCATGTCTTGCTCTTCTTGTAATCTATTTAATATTTCAAAAGCATCAAATATAGCTAGCTTTTTTGTAGCTGCTGCGTTTTTTAATCTATCAGCAGATATGTCATCGTCAGAGTCTACAATAGCTTCTTTAGCAACTTTGATCAACTCTTCAACTGCTTTGTGCCCAGCTAGGATTATATTCTTTTTCGTTTCCTTTACGCTCATACTTTATTTGTATTAAATTTGATTTGATTTTATAAAGAAGCTCGCCGTCTATCACAAACTCATGCTCGATGTTATTTCTAAAACCTACAACATCACCTGGTTTATGTCCAGCGCTACAATATTTTATTACACCAACGCAGTGTTTTTCAGCACTTATGCTATACACATTGTCGTTTTCTATAGGTTTTACAAATGAATAACTATCAAAAGCTTTCCACTCTGTGCCTGTTCTATATAAAAACACACAATCAATAGGACAGCTAAACATATCTTCGTCTATATAAAACCTACTGTTTTGCGCTTTTCCCTTTGTGTTATATGATTTTCTAAAAATGTTATGATGTATAATCACTTCATCACCAACCTTAACGTTTGTTTTATAATATTTAGGAATAGCTAGTACAGTGGCTTTTCTATTTATATTCTTATGTTCTTCAATACGAGTATTTAATATTAACTCAGTATCACCTATTTTTTTAGTATTACTATATCTGTTACCTACTGGTTTTAAAATAAAATCAAATAAACCTTGCATTAATATTCTAAATTATATTCTATTGCAATAGCCATGTTTTTATTAAAGTCTTTCCAAGGAATAACATTATTACCTTTTTCAATAAAAATACTAAACTTTTCGTCTTCTTCTACTATAGCTGTGATTCTATGCCCTCCGTAGACCTCTTGACCTACGGAGTAATGCATAGCTTCATTTTTATAGTCTTTACCTATACTAATCTTTCTTATTAGCTTCGACATCTTCTTCTTCAGGGATTTCAGTTATTGTACCATCGGTAATATTGATACTAACTTTTCCATACTCTTCTTGCAACTCGTTCTGCATGTCTAATAATTCTTTTTGTATCATGCCAACTTGGTTTAACATTTGAAACTTTTGGTTTTCTAAAGTACCTATTTGCAACCTCGCAGTATCAATAAGTTTTAGTTTACCTTGTAACGTTTCTAACTGTTCATCTGTGATTTTTAAATCTTTTGTTTTTTTACTCATTTTTTTAATTTTAATTGATTAAACTTAATTATGCCCACGGTAGGTTTTTTACAACCTTCACCGGTAGGTCTTGCTCTGCTAATAAGTTGTTAAGTATAAGTTTATTATTCTCAACATTAACAGTTTTCTTTACAAACTCTCTAACATCTGCTTCCGTTAAATCAGCATAGTGTTTAAAGGTTGCTAGATCTGGATCACCTAATTCACAGTAAAAAGTAAATTTTGCTGTTTTCTTGTCTTCACCAGTTCCTTTGCTAGCTATATACTCAAACTCAATTCCTTTAACAACATCGTTAAAGCCACTATAAGTCTCGTAAGTATCTATTCTTGTTATTTTGTATGTGTATGTTATTGCCATGTTTATATTATTACGCTATTTTATTGTTTTTTAACTACCTATTGTCTGTATATTACCCCGTGCACGTTGCAGATACAGTAACAACACCGCTGTTATTAACGGTTATTCTACGATATGTACCATTAAATGGGCCTATTTTATATTGACCAGCCATTAACGCTTCGTCTCCTGTATCATCTGAATACGCATTATCATTGACTACTGGGTAAGCGTTTGAACCGTCATGGTACCAAGTTGAGTTAAGACCTGCGTTACTAAAACCGCAAGGGTTTTTAGACTGCGCTACTGAGCTAGCAAATGAAGTTAAACCAGAAGACGCGTCGTGATCGTAACTATAAAATTCACTCATTTTATAAGGCGCTGATGAATCTGGCTTAGATGAGCTGTTTGAATTTATAGAGTCAAAGTTTTCACTACTACCATTTGTATTACCTCCAACAGACATATCTTTAAGTGTTAGTAAATCGTCAAAATCCGCGTCGGTATAATCGTCGTTTACTAACTCTGCAGCTATACCTGAAAATTTAATTAATCCACTATTTGGTACCGCCATATTTATTTGTTTTTACAATTACAGTTATCACACTTACCACATTTTTTTAACTCTTCAACCTCAGCTGTTAATTCTTTTACAGCTTCTATCAACACACCAACCATGTTACCATAAGACACTGCATAATGACCATCTGATTCTTTTTTAGTAACAACTTCTGGTATTACATCTTTTACTTCTTGAGCTATAACACCCATCATTCTTTTGTCACTAGAACCTTCATCAGTTCTAACAAACGTAACACCTCTTAGATTATTTACTTTTTCTAAAGCATTAGGTATCGTTTTAATATCACCTTTAACCCTTGCATCAGAGTAAGCGGCAATATCATGACTTGCGTATATTGATATACTACTTACGTTTCCATTAACGTCTAGTGGATAATCAGGTGAAGAGTCTTTAACACCAACTCTACCTTCTTCTGTAACTGTTAGAGTTTCTTGTGAGTTACCAGATCCACCCATGTAAACCCTCCATCTATTTGCGTCACATCTTAATGTAGCTACGTTAGCATCACCATACTCTAATTGCTGACCTATGTCACTACTACTATTTAAATTACCAATATTATGACTCGCGGCAATTGCTCCCGTGACAGACACGCCAGTTGATGTTGTTATTAGCTTTTGACTTCCAGCATAATGTAAGTTTGCGTAACCGCTAGCACCACCCCAACCAACACAAGTTTGGTTTGTTCCACTACTATTTTCTGACTGTAAACTACTGCTAGCTCCGTGTTTATAATTTCTTATAAAATTATTAGTAGAATCGTGAAATATTCTAAAATCATCAGAACTTCCAAATCTAAGCTCAGTGCTATCTGGTATATTTACTTGCCCTGCAAAAGTTGCGGCTGTATCATTAACTGTTAATCTTACGGCGCCACCAGTTCTTACAACAAACGTATCATCAGCGCTAAAACCAAATTTAGTACCAGAATCGCCAGTGTGGTTTATATAA